TTAAAGCCCAAGCCGGGAATTCAACATAGAAACCTGGTCGCCGTTCATCTCTTCTATCCATGTACTATAAACGTCGTACACCATTTGCGCGTTTTCATGCCCCATCTGATTGGCTATAAAAGACGGGTTTGCGCCAGCCGTCAGGAGCCAGCAGGCAAAAGTATGCCGCGTATGGTACGGATTCCTGCGGCGAATGCCAGCGCGTTTTACTGCAGCTTCCCATCTGCTGCCTATGCTGCTGTGCGAGTAGCAGGGTTTTTGCTCGCCTTTTCGTCTCCGCGGCATGAAAACAAATCGCAAATTCTGTTCCTCGCTTGAGCCGTATTCCCTGTGGTGAAACGTGATAGTGGATACCGGATGTCCAGCTGTCAGTTCATGCTGCGCTTTCAGCGCGTCCAGGGCAGGGCCGAGCAATTGTATCGTCCGGTTTCCTGCCGCTGTTTTTGGTGGGCCGAACATGCCGTTTGCTGTCAGATTCCGGCAAACGTGTATCACGCCCTTATCCAGATCGACATCTTCCCATGCCAGTGCCGCCAGCTCACCATGCCGCACACCAGAATAGACGGCGAATTTCCACATATTCTGGCTTTGGCCTCGTTCACTTGCCATGAGGGCTGCAAATTCCTCTCTTGTAAGTGGGTCAGGCTTAACTCTCGTTTTACGCAGGCTTTTTACGCTCTCAAATGGTTTATGTTGGATAAATCCCGACATGTACGCAAAATTCAGGATAGAGCACAGTAAAGAAACATAATTGTTGACAGTCGAAACTGTTCTGCCTTTTTTATTTTTACGCTTGTTTTTTGAATAGAAGGTTTCTCCTGTTAGCAATTCGTTTCTACAATTAAGAACGTCACTATATCCAATAGCAGTGAGCATAGTGTTTCCGTTCATGATTTTTATTATTGTATCAATCTGGGATTTTGTTTTCTTTAGAGTATTAGCGCTGATTTCAGTTTCTTTAATTTTAAGCCATAGTTCACACAGTTCATGAAATGTGCTCACCTGTAACGTGGTGTTAATCGCTACCGCTTTTTTGGATGATGGGAATCGACGACCATAATCAAATTCCCCCATGCTTATTTCACTGGTAATTACCGCTCTTAAATTTCCAGCTTTCTTTATATTTGAGGGGCTTACAATCCACCCCTTTAACACCTCACGGCAGCGCTTACCTTTATACATAAACCAGACGCATATTCTGTTACCACGAATCTCTACGCCTGTAGGTAGTGTTGCCATTTCACGAATCCTGGATAAATTTATTTATTTCCGGATAGTTGTACCAGGTAGTTCCACGCAAAGTTTTTTCGCCAGAAGGGGAAACTCTTTTAAAGTGCACTCCCTCTATCCAGGCTCCTTGTCGGTAACTTTCAATCTGCCGGGCTCCAAGGCCAGTTCGCGCCATCAGAGCCTTTTCAACCATCCACTCTTCATTAAAAATAATCTGCGCCATATAAACCTCTCTGGCGACATGCCGATTATAAGCATGTCCGCCTCAGTGGATTGATATTTCGTTATCAGGCTACCTGCCCTGGTAAGGAACGCAGTCGGCGCATGCCGATCATTGCTATGGCCACGTAACTCGATTTTCTGTTCACCACTTCCACCCAGACCTTTACTCCTTCAATCTGCACCGTATATGTCTCTTTCATTTGGTTGCGTCCGTAATCGCCGTAACGTTCAACATGCTTAGCCAGTGCCGCATCACAGGCCTGGCGGCCCAGCGGTGATTGTTTGCTTCGGTTAATCAGTCGCATATTCACCTCACACAAAAACATCAACTGGATCGCCAGCTGCGCGCGCGTTGTCGTTCGCTTCCCGGCGGAGGCCGAGAACATAGCCAACGGGATCCCAACAGGACAGGATTGCATTAAGTTCTTTCTGGCTGTGCCAGGTTGTCAGGCGTTTTTTAAGCTCGGTGGCGCAGGCACGCACGTTCGCCCGGGTGGGGCCGGCCATCTTCATGCACAAGCACAATGTCAGAAGCAGATCCGAATATTCGTCGGCGGCTGCGCGCAATGCTGCCGGGTCGATGCTGGCTTCCAGCTCGGGTAATTGATGTTTAAGACTCATGCTGCACCGCCTTCAACGCGCTTGAACTCGATAACCCAAACCCAGGGGTTGGCATTCCAACTATCTGAACCGTAGATTGATGCCCACAGGCGCGCGAATACATCAGCTACACAGTCGCCACTCTTCATGTCGGCGGCACTGCACCCTTCGCGTAGCGCATCGCGATCACTAATACTCTTCAACCGTTCAACCCGCACGTCGGTGATTTCCAGTAGAATGCGGCTGGCCCAGCGCGGCATGTGGATGGATGGGCGAAGCTTTCCGGCGTCAGAAACTTTTGGAGAGGTTTCGAATCCTTTCCATCCATCACTGAAAGTGCCTGTAAACTCGTAGAAGGTCGGCGCCCATGGTTTTCTGTATCCTGTTGCCACAGCCATTTCACCAACACCAGTTGAGCTAACATCGTCTAACGATGCCGGGAAACGATAAGCCTCACGCACCCAGATGCGGTCGCAGACGTCCCCGAACGGGCAAGCATCTCCAACAAGCCCACCCCAGCCGCCTTTTCCGTTCTGCATTTCTTCTTCGACATGAAGCATTGTTTTAAACACGTTGCTTGGCCACCAATGCCCACCACGGGGGCATGGTTCTGGTTGAGGTTTCATAATCCGCCGCGTCTGCGTCTTCCGATCATCCAGCAGCGCCCGCACCATCTCAGCGTTAAAAATCATTCCGCGTTCAGTAATTTTCGTCATATCGTTACCGGGAGGGCGAACCCTCCCGCCTCCCTTAGCCCACGTATTCCGGTTTCATGTCGTCCAGGGTGATGCGGAACTGGTCATACAGTTCATCACCCAGATGGCGTTTCGCGCCGTTGAGAATGCCTTCAGCTTTAGCGAACAGTTCGACGGCTTCCGGTTCTCCGGGATTAGGTAGACAGTTGATCGCGGCCTCAACTTTGTTTCTGGCGTCTACCATGAAATAACGCTGCACGGCTTTACCTTTCAGCTCGGTGAAGAGAACAGTACCCAGCACAGCTTTCTCTTTATCCAGATCAGCCCTGATGGCTTTTGCTGCATCGACCGATTCGGCGCGATCAATGCGGTCACGGAAATCATCTGCCAGGGAATCAATATTGAGAGCTAAATCCTGCGCGCTGGTGGTGATGTCTGTTCCACTGGTGATCTCTGCCACAGACATTCTTTGCGCCGGCGCCGGGTTTATTTCTCGCTCGGTCCTTTGTTCAACTTCATCCGGGCTGTAAACACCCAGGATGACTTCCGGGCAATACAGCCGCGCCCAGTATTTGACGCCCAGATAAGCGATTTGCTGTTTCGGGTTTGAAACCCACAAAGGAGAATTACGTGTGACGACTCCAGAGAGATAAAGTGGCTCCCCCCAGGTGATTTCTGATTCACCGCGCAGAATCGCGCCGACCTGGACGAATAACCCGATTTCGTCCTCATCTGTCCAGCCTCGTACACGCTCGGTCACATTGTATTTCCCGTTTTTGCCGTGCTTTTCCCGGGTGACTTCTTGAGTCCTGGTGCAGCGCTCCCAGTCGCCGCCGTAACGATAGTGAAAGCGGCCATGAATGGCGCTTGAGCTGGCGATTACCGCATTGACTAACTGGGCTTCATACCCAAGCACACCGTTTACCAGATGCGTTTTTTGCGCTACTGCGTAGGGATTCATGCCCCATTGCATCGCCTGCATAACGATCGCCATGCAATCGGCTGGTTTACCCGCGAGGTGTGCAGGTACCGTCACCTGAGAATCTGCCATCAGGTTTGCAAATGCCGTTAGCTGGCCGAGCGCCTGCACGTTGAAGATGGCGTTACTGGCAGAAATAGTATTTGGAGCCTGTTGCTCAGTGGTAACAATATTGGTGTTTTCCATCGTCATATCCCCTTATGCCTTTACGCGCAGCGCTTCGAGACGGCGCACATCAAAATCGTTAAGCTCTTCGGTGTAGTCTTCGGTAATCGGCGCCGGCCAGTCGCCAGTGTCGAAACCGTTCGCAATGGCGCGCATAGCTTTGCGGTACTCCAGCATGCCGAGTTCCAGCAGTTCTTCGGATGCCTCGATGATGGCGATCCAGTGGTAGTTCTCGTCTTTGTTGACGAATATCCAGAAGAACTGGTCAAGGGCTGCGGTTTCGCAGTACATAGCCGCGCTCAGGTGGTAATCGCGCTCGATGATTTCCCGGTGCAATTTGGCGCGCAGGCCTTCCTGCTTGATGTTCCACATGCTGATGGTTTTAAGGTCTGCACCGATGCGCAGGCCGCCCATGTCTATCTCAAGGTCAGGACGCACGCGAACTTCCAGCCCGGTTTCCTCATCAATGCCGAAATAGCTTACTTCGACGGCGCGGCTCGGGTGGGTCAGTAGCTTCCCGGCGGTCGGGTGATTCAGGAGTGCTTTCTGAATGGCCAGCGCAGTACTTAGCTGCTGATGGGTAACCAGCACTTTTCCTTCAGGGTTTTCGCGCCATGCATCCAGCAGCTCATCGGCAAACACGGCATCCGGTTTAACCGATTTCACGGCCTGAATCAGATCGGCCTTTGTGCCAGAGACTTTCAGCGGCTGCGCCTTCTGTGCTTCCTGAGCAACCAGGTCAGGGTTAATGATTGCCAGCTGTTCCAGTAAGGCATCGCGGCTGCCGCTGGTTTTCACCTGGGCGGGCAGAGTAGCGTTATATTCCTTGATGCATGCCTTCATTGCGGTAGCGGTTTGCTTTTGACCGTCTTCAATGCGCTGGAACTCAGCAGGCAAAGACATATAACCCTGGCCGGTTTCTTCAACTGATGTACCCAAAGGAACCTGGGCGGGCAGGGTCGCGTTGTATTCCTCCAGGAATCTCTTGATGTCATCTGCGCTGAGCAAAACCGGAAGCGCGTTGTTGTATTCGTCGATAAACGCGCGGATCGTCGCAGTCGTGGTGAAAGCGCCTTCCGGGATTTCCGGCTCGATGCTGAATTCTTTTTCCAGCTGATCAGGCTGCAGCGCCAGTGCATGCACCAGATTTCCCATATCCAGAACAGGGGAGCGTACCTTCTGGATGGTTTTGGATACGTGGCGCGCCTCGAAATACATCAGCGATACCCGTGCATCTTTAACCATCGTGGAGCTGATACCGTTAGCGGCGTGGTAGATCTCATTTGGTACGCCTTCATATCGACCAGGCTCGAAATACTCCGGCCATGCTGGCGCTGCTTGTTCAGCCACTTCCTCTTCATCGCTATGAGCACTCTCGGAAACCTGGCTTTTCAGCACTTCGGAGGTAAGATCCGGGCAGCGTTCAGCCAGTATTTTGCTCATGTTCACGGCAGTTGTTTGCGCAGGAGGCTCATCAGCGCCTTCGCCTGCTGATACCGTATTATCATTTTCGTCTTCGACCGGCTGAGCCGTTTCCATCTGCACATTGCTGGTGGTTCCTTCTTCGGTGGCATTAGTAGCCGGTGAAGTCATAAGGCCTTCAATTGAAAACATTCCGCCGCCGAGATTTGCAATTTCCGGGGCTCTGGGTTTGGTAAGGTCTTCGGTTATCCACTTCGGATCCGTGGGGTCACTGATACCTTCGACATATTCGCCACGTTCGGCGGCCAGAACCTGATTAGCGTCAGGACGTTTCTTTTGAGCTTCTTTCACCAGTTCGGTGCCAATTACCTGAAAGTCAGTTGGGAGAGTTTCCAGGTCCGGCACACCTTCAACTCCATCGATAGCCTTTTTCACAGCGTCCAGAGTGACGGCGGCAGATGAAACATGACCAGCTTTTTCAAGCGTCTCAGCAGAAGGGGCGTCATGCTTATGCTCGGCCAGGTTTGCATTGATATAGGTCTGCAGACTTACCGGGAAATGATGAATATCACTGGTGGCGCCACGAATAAGGGCAAAAATCGCTGCGCGGGAATAATCCAGGATGCCTGCGACCTTGCGCAGCGCTGCAGACCATTCCTTGAACGGACTTTCTTTCTTCTGGACGATCTCTTTGGCCCGGCGGTGAATTGATGCCGGGAAATTGTAGATATCGAAATCCATTGGCATTGTGGCCAGGGCTATTTCTACATCGAGCGTATCAAGGGTATGGGTGTAGTCAGGGTTGCGATCGGTTTTATTACCGCCGCCAGCATTCGTACCTGCATCGGTTTTCAAAACCGAAGAAATGCAGTTACCGGCAGCCCATTCCCTGGTGAGAATGCCGCGGTCGATCGCGTTCGTGGCGAACCACAGCTTTGCAAACTGGATACGTTTGCCGAGCTCATGCCGTTTCCCTTCCGGGAAGACTTTTTTATTGGCGCTGGTGAATTTCCAGAGCGCCGGCATATCGTATTTTTTGATTTCTGGGACATTCTCGGCGGCCAGAATCAGATCCTGGACGGCTGCGTTATCAGTGTCCATTTCAAGAACTGACAGCTCCTGCCGGTGAGGCATGCTGATATGATAAACGTGACGTTCTTCGGCCATGTACTGCGCCAGCAGCTGAGCGCGAAAGGGGAGTTCTGCTACGTTAAAAAGCGCGCTCAAATCGTCCTGGTATTCATCGCTACCGAAAGTTTCCACGGTCTCACCTTGTGCCGCGTCGCCAGTAGTATTGGCATCAACCAGCTCGCCACTAACGGCTCCGGCATCATCGATGTGATGATTCGCAGGCGCCTGACCGGGTTTCAGAGCCCAGGTGCGACCATCGTCGCCGAGCTGGTAGCGTTCGCACCATGAGTAATCGAGAACACCTTCCGCCGGAAGGTCATTGAATACCGGGAAATCGGTACGAATTGGTTTTTGATAGTCTTTGCCGCGGCCTGTTTCGATCCCAGCGTCTTCCAGATCGACGTCCAGCTGCAGTAGGGCGCGAGCTTCTGATTTATTGGTACGCCAGATTACGGCATCAGCTTTACCCGATTTTTGAGTCGCTTTTATCAGATAAAAATATTCCATGTGATAGCCTCTATTTTGGATGTAGAATCCCCCGGGCCATTGGTAGCGCCCATTCAGGGTGGTCATTGGTTTTGGTAATTTCCGGTGTAACTTTGGTCGGTGGCACCGGACGTACAGCCCGCTTCGGCGGGTTTACGTTAGCCCTCGTGAGCCATCTGGTCGTGAGAGGCGCAACGTTCAGAGCAATACTCTTTTTCTTTCCGTGCGAGCTGGTTCCCCTGGAGGTACAACAGGGTGCTTACCACTGGTTTTCCCTCGATTGCTTTACGGCAGTAACCGCATTTCTTCTGCATTCTTCCCCCTACATTTGCACCGTGAACCCGGCCGGATGCTCGTCCAGTACACCTTTCAGCGGATAACATTCAGCTTTCACGTGTTGCTCTTCTGCGGCTGCCTTGCAGTCATTTTCACTGTCGTAAACGCCGAGCAGGACATCCTGATTACCGCCCGTCAGCATGCTAACGGTGAGAACCAGGGCAAACATCGTGCTCATGAAGGGTCTCCTTTTTGCGCGAGCATGTAGCACACCCGGCGGATGAAAGCTGACAGCGGACTTAAACGAATAGCCTGCTGACGAGCGGGTTTGCGTGCGAAATCAATCATAGAAATAATCCCCCCAGTGCGCTGAAAAGCGCGATCCAGATGAAGAGCCCAATAACTGCCGAAATGACCAGGGCTCTGATGCCTTGCTTGCTCATTCCAACTCCTCATGTATGCCTGTCTTTTAACCACTTCAGGCTCGGTGGTATGCTGGTAGTTCTCACACAGCCAGCAAGGAAATAAAAATGTCAAAACTGACAACGATGAAAGTTGCTTGCCCTGATTGCGGAAGCGAGATGCTCAAGCGCCCCGATGATTTCGACTTTGATACAAATTTTGTTGGCGTCAGTTGTGCCAACTGTGGTCGAGAAATCACTAAGGACGATGTCGTTAAGCAAGGGACAAATGTTGTCAAAAAGCAGGTTGACGACATCCTCAGGGATGCCTTCAAGGGCACGGGCTGGAAGCTCAAGTAACCCCAGTAGTTCCTCGACCTGATTGATTACTTCCGTGGCGTCTATTTCGAGTTCAATAGGCGCCACCTTTACCTTACTCATCTCACCCTCATTGCCTTGTCGCCGGCCAGCGGAACGTTTAAACCTACTGCGCGTTGATCTCTCCACCTCATCCGGTGTTTCGTATGCCGCCGGCAGCTACTTCGTGGGCTCCATGCCTGGGTGTTTAGTGATGCGTCTTGGTGTAATTAGTAAAACACCGCTTTACTTATGAGTCAAACAATAAGGTATAAAAAAGTACAGTGTTGCTTTACTTGCTGGCTAGGGAGATTTTGAAAAGGTGATAAGAGACAAAAAATCCCGAGGCTATGGTCGGGATCTGGTTCTTGTTTGGGCTCGAGGGGCTTGGCGGTAAAGCTGAGGGGGCAAGAAAAAACCCAGCATAGATACTGGGTTTTTAGGAAAAAGTTAAGATTCTCTGCTTAATACTAATCTGTTGCTTTACCTGGGATCGGGTTCTCAATAAAATCAACATATGGTAGAGGAACATTCCCATACCCCGATATCAACAAGAATTGTTCTAAGTATGCTTTAATATACGGGTAAACTAGTGTCGGAACTTGAGATCTAATCACCATTGATGATACAAGCGTCTGATCTACATCAGTATCTGATTTAAAGTCAAAATCATAGATTACATCAACCTCAACGCTATCTTCGATATCAACTTGTATTTTATACCTTGCTCTAAATATTTTTGAGCTATTTTTATTGAGATACAGTTCATTATCTAATTTAAGATTAGCGTTGGTGTTTTTATTATCCTTTTTCCCTTTCTTAGGGCTTTCAGTCTGCTCCTTGGGGGTTAGTACTACCTTGTGTACTTTGCTTCCAATTGGTGTGATTTTCATAAAGTTATACGCTAAATTCTCAAGTTAGTAACATTCTATAGGTGCAACTGGAGACGCAGGATTAACTTTTATACTGCTAAAGGTATCCGTTACTTGCTGCTGAGTCGTTACTTCGAGCACAACACCCAGCGAAGCAATGCCACCGAAACCAGTGACTTCGGAAGGCTGTTTACACACATCGCTAAAAGCTATAGCTAAGGTTTCAACGCCAAATGAAACGGCAGACCATTCAACTTCATCTGAATTTTGGATCAAAATATCAGCAGGGATACCAAGGCCGTTATGCAGCCTTCTAATCATACTTAAGCTAAGTTTTCTCTTACCGCTCAGTACTTCTGAAACTTTTGAAGCGGATCCAAGATACTGTCTCATATCAGCATAAGTTAATCCCATTTGATCCATGCGGAACTTGATAGCCTCAATAGGGGTAGGCTTATCAATCGGATAGTGCGAATCTTCGTAGTGACCAATGAGAAGGCTCAACAGTTCAAACTCATCAAAATCATCAGTACCTTCCTTAAGGTCCGTGTCAGCAAGAGCCAAGAGCCTTGCCATCGCGACTTCATAGTCCTCGTGTGATTTGATAATCCGCCAAGTGCCCATATCTATAAACTCCACCGGTCATACTCTGCATGAGTGCCTATCTTTTCTACAACAACAACTCCTGCTATATAAATTACTTGTACAACAAGACGATAGGTATTCCCTTTGATATCGAAAATGACCCTATTTTGAGGCCTGAAATCGACGTGGTTGAATCTATCTCTAATGTCTTGAGGTGTCTTCCAGTTTGCTCGACACACTTCGTCATACCACGCTTCAAGGGGACCTTTGGCCTGGTTATGCTTTCTTATAAATTTATGAAGCTCTTCTAATCCTCGGACCTTCATAGTTTGTATAAGTTCCCCTTTTGGGAAGTATAGAGGAAATTCCCATAAAGGGAATCTGTTGTTTTATCCATGAGTACTTACAAGCTTACTCGTTGTCAGTCTTAATCCGCCGCCCCATGTACTTCGCATACAGCTCATCGAGTTCCTTCAGCCGCAACGACACAATCCGCAAAATGTTCTGTTGCTCTTCTTCAGGCAGCTGGCGATAGAGCTCCAGTAGGCGCTGTTCATCCGGCTTAAGTCCGTCTTTCTCACCAACATCTTCACCGAGTAGCCATGGTACTGAAACACCTGCTGCATCAGCGACTGCCAAGGCGGATTCTTTGCTGATTTTACCGGTTCGAAACCACCCGGTTACCGCTTGCTTACTGACATTAGCAACCTTGGCCATCTCAGTTTTTGAGAAGCCTTTGCCATTCAGTTCAGTCAGCCTGGAAATGAGGCTCTGGTTAGGATCTTTTTTATTCATGCATCGATTGTAAACAATAGCTTTACCAGTTGGTAGGCAGGTGATTATTGACTTAAAAGTAAATTAATGCTTTACTCTGCTCACTTAAGGAGGTCCTATGACTGGTATTGAAAATGCAATACTCCGATCTGGCTCGGCAAGTGCGCTTGGTGAGTTGATCGGCGTTTCAAAAATGGCCGTTTCGCTGTGGCGCCGCAAAGGCATCCCCGCCGAACGAGTTCTGTCAGTGTTTGAGGCGACAGGTGTCACTCCCCACGAACTACGGCCAGATCTATACCCAAACCCCACTGACGGTCTTCCGAAACAGGAGGCCGGATCATGCAAATAATGTCCTTTCAACAATATACCGGATTCAAGACCGGCGCTTTGATAAATCGAAATCAGCCGATAGTGGCAGAGCACGACAGCATTCGCTCCGCCGTTCGCGCCTGGGCTGCAGTTACAGGGCAGGATGTTGTGTCGGCACACATCATCGATGAGTGGCGACAGCAGGGCGGCGAGGAGATCGCGTTTCCTGATGATATCAGCCGTGCCCGCCAGAAGCTTTTTCGCTACCTGGACAACCCGGCCGAGTCTGAGCGCTATCGCGAGTACGTTCGCCTTCTTACCCCGGCAATCATGACCGTTCTTCCTCTGGAATACCGACACCGCCTATTCCCCGAAGAGAGTTTTATGTCCCGACTGGCTCGTCTGGAGAAAGAAACCAGCGAAGCGAAGGTTGCCGTTGCTATGGGTGCACCACGCCATCAGAAGCTGAAAGAACTGAGCGAGGGAATAGTCGAGATGTTCCGGATAGATCCGGAGTTAACAGCGCCACTGATGGCCATTGTCACTTCAATGCTGGGGGTGCCGTGATGCTGGAGTTCAGAAAGGTGAAAGCCGTGGTGCTGCAACACCTACGGCTTTCGTTGCGAATTAACTGGATCAATTCACAGGGGAAAGTATGAACACGAACCAACTGAATATCAATAATGGGGGCGCCCATGGCTAAAAATTCTATCGACGCATACGGCGCCAGCGGCAAAAGCAATGTTCTGTTTTTCGAACCGGAAAGTTTGCATCTGGTTACCGATACAACACACCCGCTGTACGACGAACGAGTACACCTACCGCTTAATGAAGCTGTGATCCTCAACATCATGGAGCTTGGGGTACTCGAACCGATTATCGTGTGGAAGGACCCGGAGACAGGGAAAACCTGCGTGGTGGCAGGTCGGCAGCGCGTAAAGAACGCTAAGGAAGCAAACGCCAGGAGAAAGCGGGCAGGGCTGGAACCCTGGCCGGTACCCGGTATAGCTAAGCGCGGCTCAGCAATTCAAATGGCCAAATACATGGTCAGCGAAAACGAGATAACGCAACCAGATACCCCACTGGGCCGGGCCAAAAAAATGGTTCAGCAGATGGAATACGGTCATGACGAAAATGACATTGCCCTGCTTTTTGGCTGCAGCGTAAAAACGGTCCAGGCAACCGTGGCTCTACTGGATGCTACGCAGGCCGTCCAGGCGGCGGTTGAGGCTGGAACAGTCACTGTCACTCAAGCGCGTCAACTGATCGATATGCCACCGGAAAAGCAACGGGAAACGGTCAAACAGTTAGAGACAGCGGCAGAGGGTGTAACTGGCCACGAGAAAGCTCGCCGCCAGCGCGCTGTTCTCGGTGACACAAAGCCGCGTCTTAAATCCCGTAAGGAAATTACCCAGCAACTTCAAACCGCCAGCGGCGAATACGCAGCGGCTTTGCGGTGGGTGCTTGGTGATGAAAACACACCAGTTTAAGCAACAACGGGGTCTCTATGCGTGATTACGGCAAGGTGCATACATCATTTTGGATAAGCGATGGAATGCGCCGGGTATCGGATGATGCCAGGTTGCTGGCGCTGTACCTGCTCACCGGGCAACACACAAACATGATTGGGTGTTTCCGGCTGCCTGATGGATATGTTTCGGAAGACTTAGCCTGGACTCCTGAAAGGGTTTCGAAAGGGTTTGATGAGCTATCGGCTAACGGTTTCGCAACGCGCGATTCGTCATCGAAATGGGTGCTAATTCGTAACTTTCTGACCTGGAATTCAGTTGAAAACCCAAACCAGGGAATTGCAGCACTGCGTTTGTTTGATCAGGTCCCGGACGCATCTACGGTTAAGCCAGAGCTGGCGCGGGTTTTAGCCTCGGCAATATCCCACATCGGCATCGCAAAACTAAAGGGTTCCGAAAGGGTTCTCGAACCGTTCCTTAACCAGGAACAGGATCAGGAGCAGGAACAGGATCAGGAAGAAGATAGTTCGGGGCATGGCTCCGCCACACCCCCAGCCGATCAGAACCAGGACGAAGGCGATAAACCTGATTCCCAAAAAATATACCCGAATGATTTCGAGCAGGTCTGGTCGGTTTATCCCAAGCGGGCAGGGGGTAACAGCAAATCCGATGCCTTCAAAGCCTGGAATGCCCGAATCAGGGATGGAACCACTACGGCGGAAATCCTCGCAGGTGTGGAGCGTTACGCGGCTTTCGTTAAAGCCGAGGGAATCCTCAACACACAGTACGTGAAACAGGCGAAAACGTTTTTTGGCCCTGGTATGCATTTCAGCGAACCGTGGGCGATTCAGCAGGCGCCAGGCGCACGAGATCCCAATCAGATTTCGGAACCTGACAAAACCATCCCATCGGGATTCAGGGGGTAGCGATGAAAAACATGATTGGTACCGGGAATGCACTGGAGCGACTGAAAAAACTCATTCCCCCTGGCGTTCAGCCAAAATTCGACAGCGTTGATGAATGGCGTGCCTGGCAAGCCGAAGAAGGCCGTAAGCGCTGTGAGGAACTGGAAAAACAAAACCAGCGCGCACGTGCAGAGAAAATCTTTGGACGTGCAGGAATTCAGGATCTGCACCGCGGCTGCACATTCGCGAACTATCAGGTTGAGTCGGATGGCCAGCGTCGAGCGCTCTCGATGGCGAAAAGTTACGCGCAGCAATTCGGCTTAGGGTTTGCGAGCTTCGTATTCAGCGGAGCGCCAGGCACCGGGAAAAATCATCTGGCGGCGGCAATCGGAAATCACCTGCTGGCTGCTGGTCGCTCTGTGCTGGTGGTAACCATTCCGGATCTCATGCTGCGTGTTCGGGAATGTTACGACGGCGGGCAGTCAGAGGCGTCATTGCTGGACGATTTGTGCCATGTGGACCTTCTCATTCTGGATGAGGTGGGTATTCAGCGCGGAAGCAGCGGTGAAAAAGTCATCCTGAATCAGGTTATCGATCGCCGGCTGTCCTCCATGCGACCTGTCGGCATCCTAACCAACCTGAACTATGAATCGCTGAAGGAAACACTGGGTATGCGGATTCTTGACCGTCTCCAGATGGATGGCGGTATGTGGGTGAATTTTGAATGGGACAGCTATCGCAAAAACGTGCGCCATTTGCGCGTCGTTAAGTGAGGTATGAATGGCTAGAGCATTGTCAGCAGTTGAGCGCAGAGAGTACGTTCGCGCAGTGATTCGGATCACCAGGCATCAGGGGCGACTCACGACCGCCGAGGCAATGAAAAAACTGGGGCTGAGCCGCGCTACTGTCCAGCGGTATTTTTCCGAAGCAGAAGCGACTGGGGAGGTTGTCCGGCATGGTCGTCTGGGGCTGTTCCGCGATCAGCGGGCCCTCATCGACTTTGACATGAAACGGCTTGGGATGGTGCCAAAGGCAGCGTCGGGGATGAATTACAGCCTGCTTGGTTGTCCTGTATTCCAGCGTTTCCTCGATATTCAGGAAATGATTTTTACCTGTACGCCGGCATCGTCATCACGGGAAATCTTATGACAATTGTGAAAACCCATACCGGCATCGTGATCACCAAAGACGGTCCGCAGGTAAAAAAACTGCACCAGACAGAGCGGATGTGGGTCGTTGGCAAAAACGAGTTTTACCACAAAGAAACCGGGCGCCGTCACTTTGCAGAAAATACGCGCCGCCGGTTGTTGTTGGAAACGATTGAGGCGATAGGTGGTTCACATGACTGAACACGTCGAAAAATACACAAACAAGGCTATAGAAATCATTGCCGACTATATCCAGCGCACTAACAAGAAAAACGAGCAGTTGCAGGAAGCGAAGGTGCGCTTGGATAAAAAAATCGCTCTGTTCGCAGACGATGAGAACTGCAACACAAACAGGCTGATGTCCGTATTTTTACCAGCAATGACCAGCCATACCCGAGATGGCTTTTTCGAAGAGATAGCAGCGGCGTTAGAAGGGGCAGACAAATGAGCAACTCACTGCAAATTCTCTGCATTAAGGATACCGAAGGATACTGGACTGAAGGTGAAATGTATCCGGCCCGTGTAGTTGCTGGCGGGTTTGTTCAAGTTGGCGACGATGACGATCTCAATGGCGAAGCCTGGAGCGCTGCACCAATGGAATATCGGGAAGATGGCTCGATCGTTTATCAGGTCGGCGGTATTGAGGGTGATGTGTTATTCGAGGAGGCCAGCCATGACTGATATCACCGAACTGACTAGCGTACAAAAAAACGCAAATATTCACCGTTTATCCAGGCTCATTGCCTACGCACCTAACGATGAATTGCGGCAAATGGCTGTTGAAGTTGAGCATTACACGGATCAGCTCATAGAGGCGCTGGAGAAGGCGCAGCTGAGTATCGCCGAACTGGAGCGCGAACAGGAGCATCTTCGCCCGGTAGGTGTGATGAGCGAGAAAGCATTTCACCGTCTTGAAAACAGCGAATGTCGCTTTATTGCGTTGTGGCCGCGCCCTGGTATCTTTTTGCCGCGCAAGCGCCCCGAGGATGGCGTGATCGTTTATGCGCTTACAGTTGCCGCCGCTGGCATCAAGGTGAAGGCTGAATGATGGACTCTTCCCTGGAATACGCCTGCAAACGCCTGCAGGAACTGGAAAGCCTGCTGCTGGTGGATGTGCCTGAAACAGTATGGCCAGCGGAAGTCAGTATGGTCTTCTCTCAGGTCAAAAACGCCGGGACACTCCCGGCACACCACCAGCGCCGACTGCAGCACCATATCAACCGTATGTGGCTGGAAAAAATACCGGTACCGTCAATTATCGCCGCGGCTGGTTCGCTGGCCTGCGCCATGGAGAAATACGCGTGAAAGATAGCGAAATCATCGTTGATAACTTTGCTGGTGGCGGCGGCGCCTCGACGGGCATTGAGCTGGCGATTGGTCGTAGCGTGGACATCGCGATAAACCACGATCCAAACGCGGTTGCTATGCATACCACCAATCACCCGGGAACTCTGCACTATTGCGAGTCTGTTTATTCAGTGCGTCCAAAAGTAGCGACCGCCGGCCGCCGGGTTGGTTTGGCCTGGTTCTCGCCGGACTGCCGCCACTTTTCCAAAGCGAAAGGGGCTAAACCAGTTGAAAAAGCGATTCGTGGGCTGGCGTGGATCGTTATCCGCTGGGCGCTGGATGTTGGTCCGCGTGTAATGATGCTGGAGAACGTCGAAGAGTTTAAAACGTGGGGTCCGATACTGGCGGCTGAAATGCGTCCGAATCCGGACCGCGTTGGCGAAACGTTCCTGGCATTCGTCGGCATGTTGACATCCGGAGTTCCTGCGGATCACCCTGCGTTGTTGGAATGCTGCGAGTTTCTGGAGTTGTCGCCTGATAGTGAACAGGTGAAACGCTTGGTTGCCGGACTGGGCTATGTTGTCGATTTCCGTGAGCTGCGCGCCTGCGACTATGGCGCGCCAACCATCCGTAAGCGCTTCTTCATGGTGATGCGCCGGGACGGGCAACCAATAGTCTGGCCGGAAGCAACCCACGGGGATCCGAAATCACCGGCGGTGCTGGCCGGAAAACTGGCGCCATGGCGCACAGCTGCAGAATGCATTGACTGGTCAATCCCAGCTCCGTCGATTTTTGGCCGCAAAAAGCCGCTGGCGGAAAACACGCTCCGTCGGATTGCCCGGGGAATCCAGCGCTTTGTTATCGAAAGCGCTTCGCCGTTCATCGTGAAGTGCAATCACACAACGACACGCGGGAAATATGACTGTTTCCGGGGGCAGGGGTTGTATTCACCAATACAGACAATCACCAAAACTCATGGTTACGCGTTGGCAGTGCCTACTCTGGCACCATTTATGGCTGGAAATGGTGGTAGCCAGTATCAAGCTAAACCGCGTCCACTCAACAAACCAGTTCATACCATCCTAAAACACTCCCGAGCATGTGTGGTTGCCCCGGTTATCGCCCGCCAGTTCGGCGCCAGCATTGGCCACCGGGCAGATGAGCCTAGTGCCACGATTACCGCTGGTGGTGGGGGTAAGTCTCAGTTTGTCACCGCTACGCTTATTCAGATGGGGTATGGCGAGCGGGTAGGGCAATCGCCGCGGGTTCTCAATCTTGGTAAACCGTTGGGTACTGTTACAGCTGGGGGCAATAAGTTTGCCGTAACAACTGCGTTCCTGGCGAAACACTATGGCGGGAACTACACCGGTCCGGGCGTTGCGCTTGATAAGCCAGCTCACTCAGTGACTACCGTCGATCATCACGCTCTTGTGACATCGCACCTGGTAAAATTGCGTGGTACCTGCCGTGATGGTCAGCGCACTGATGAACCGATGCCGACAATCACCGCTGGAGGTCAGCATGTGGGAGAGGTTAGCGCGCTGCTGGCGGCTAATGATTACGACGAGCGGCGTGCGGACCAAGTTAAAGAGTTCCTAAATTCTTTTGGCGTCAGCGAACTGGTGACGATTAAGGGCATTGTTTACCGCATTGTCGACATCGGCATGCGCATGCTGCAGCCGCATGAGCTCTACAGAGCGCAGGGATTCCCGGAGTGGTACATCATCGACCAGGATTACCGCGGTGTGAAGTATGCGAAGGATAAGCAGGTTGCGCGTTGTGGTAATGCGGTTCCTCCGCCTTTTGCTGAGGCGCTGGTGAGGGCTAATTTGCCGGAGATGTGCCTGAAAAAAGACATTGCAGCATGATAAAGCCCGCTTCGGCGGGTTTTATCTTTTATGGCGAAAAATTAATCCAACAGGAGAATGGGGGGGCGAAAAGTGAACTTAAGCCCACAAAAGGACAAATCGGAAAAATTATTTGTAATACAATAATACACTCATTAGTTATGAGGTTTTTGTATGAAGATTTACCAGGCTCAACCACATGATGTGGATACTATCCTTCCCCTGTATCTCGGGTACCGTCGTTTCTACGAGGTCGAAGAAAATGCCTCGCAGGCCAGAGATTTTATTCTCAAGCGCCTTCAGCTTAATGAGTCCGTGATCTTTTACGCCGAGGTTGATGGGAAAGCGGTAGGCTTTACGCAGCTCTATCCTTTATTTTGCTCTCTTGAGATGAAACGTATTTGGTTGCTTTATGACCTTTTCGTTGATGAGTCAGCTCGGAAGCATGGTGTGGCACACAAACTAATCTCACGCGCTGAGCAACTGGCGAAGGAGAGCGATTCGGCATTTATTATGCTTAGTACCGCTACAGATAACATCCGTGCACAGGCGTTGTATGAGCGTAATGGATTTGTGCGAGATACTGAGTTCTTCGTGTATAACAAGTTTCTGAAATAAATGTTCGATGTAGCCATAATAAAGTGGTTAGTTAATGCCTAGAGGGTTAGCTCACTACTTGAGTATGGCGTCAATGCCACTTACCCAGTGGTAGTCGTCTCATCTAAACTGGCAGACTACACAATTGGAGAGCCTTCTACTTTCACTTTTGCCAAAGTTGACAGAGAGAAATGGTATGGCAGCATGAGAAAACCCGCTTCGGCGGGTTTTTTATTGTGGAAAAACCTCAATCTAAACATAAGCATGGTGTTGGCAAAAAGTGCTGCAGAGGGGTTGAACATTTCACGCAACCGGTATACTGTTTATTTATACAGTATCTGTGTGGGGTGCTAACCATGAAAGTAGAAGTCACAATTGATAAACATAAAAAACTCCCTGATGGCGCTATACCAGCGCTTGAGCAAGAATTGCTGCGCCGTTTGTCCCAGTCTTATGATGACTGCAAATTAACCATTAGACGCACAAGCAACGATGGTCTTAGCGTTTTGGGCGGCGCTGATGGCGATAAGAAACGCGTAGAGCAAATCCTGCAAGAGACGTGGGAAAGCGCGGACGACTGGTTTTACTGATTCACCTTTTGGTGGCTGGCATTTCCCAAAGCATCGCAATAAGCGTGTCCCTTTGATGCTGTCGCCGGACTATATTTTTTGCGTCTGTATGTCGCTCAGGGGGTAGTGTGAGTGATGGTATTGAGGTTCCTACTAATCATTCCTGGTACGATGTCGTCAGGAGATCGGATGGCACCATTATTTGTAGCTTCCCGGCCGAAGGAAGGCATCTGATTTACAGGGTTAATGGCATAATTTCAATGCGACCTTTATTGCCCGAAGAAGAAGTTTTTACTCTAAACGGATTTATGAAATTTGCGGAACGACTTGGCTACCGAGTTCGCCCACCTTCTGATAATATGAAATCAACGGCCTGAACAACCGTTACCTACTGCGCCACGGAGAGAAACCATGGCGCAATTGCACTTAATAAAACAATCTCAAGGTATCCTGATCCCCGCGACGCCGGAGACCAGTGATTTTCTGCAATCAAAATGCAAGCTCGGATCCGTTCTGGAAGCCGATTATAAGCTTGTCCGCAATCCGGCGTTTCACCGCCGTTACTTTGCTTTACTCAATCTCGGCTTTGAATACTGGGAACCTACCGGCGGGGCGATTTCGTCTAACGAGCGCAGGCTTATCACAGGTTACGCAAAATACCTTGCTGCATATGGCGGGAGTGAATCGGCGTTGCTTGATGCCGCCGAGCAATATCTTGTCCGTATAGCTGAGAAGCGATCTGGCTCAATCAGTATTTGCAAATCTTTCGATGCTTACCGGGCGTGGGTCATCGTTGAAGCCGGCCACTATGACGCCATACAACTGCCGGACGGCACACTGAAAAAACACCCTCGCAGCATTTCTTTCGCCAGCATGGACGAATGCGAATTCCAGGAACTGTACAAAGCATCGCTCGATGTTCTCTGGCGGTGGATCCTCTCTCGTTCTTTCAACAGCCTGCAGGAAGCTGAGAACGCCGCCAACCAGCTTTTAAGCTTCGCGGGGTGATGCCGATGAAACACTCATGGTTTCACCATCTCGAATGCACAACACAGCAGGCCGAAGAATTGGTAGCGAGATATCGTCAGCGGGGCGTAAAGGTCGAACGAAGCTTAAACCCTGACTTTATGACATGGACCGTCAGCGCGCAGCTTGTGGAGGACAAAAATCCGCCGCGGCCAGACTCTCGCTGGCGCAACAGGATGTGGGGGTGAGTATGGCGAACCTTCGCAAAGCGGCCCGAGGTCGCGAATGTACAGTGCGGATCACTGGTTACTGCAACGGCAACCCGGAAACCAGCGTGATGGCGCATTACCGCCTGGCGGGTACGTGCGGCACAGGATGCAAGCCTGACGATACTCAGGCGGCGATCGCCTGCAACGGGTGCCATGACGTAATCGACGGCAGAACTAAAACCACCGATTTCACCTACGACGAATTGCGCCTGATGCACGCGGAGGGGGTAATGCGCACCCTGGAAATCTGGCGGAAAGAGGGACTCATTAAATCATGACGACTGAAACCGAAAGCGAACTGAGCAATATTGTCGCGTTTCCCACAAAAGAGGATGAGCCGCGTGATATGACCAACTTTCTGTATGAGCAATCCGAGCGGCCTTTTTGCCGTCATCCTGCCGTCAGCGTCAACGAGAAAGAACGGCAGGTTCGTTGCCGCACATGTGGTGCCGCAGTGGATCCTTTCGACTGGATGCTGTCACTTGCCAAAAAGGAGACGCAACTTGCAGACAACGTGAAAGCCTTGCGCAAAGAGGAAAAAGAGCGCCGTAAGAACATCGAGAAACTTATCCAGATCGAGCGTAACGCCAAAGCCAGAATCCGGAGGGCGAAAAAGTGAGCCCAGAAATTATCGAGGCTATTCGCCAGCGTTGGCGACGTCTGAGTCTTGTCCGTTATCGGGGTTCGTTCCCGGTGGCTTATCGAATCCTCAGAAACCAAATCCGCATCTATAAAGCAGGGGCATAATTGTGAAACTTGAAGCGTTACCAAAATTTTTCTCACCAAAATCGATGATGCCCGGTGCTGTACCATGCGGGATCACCGCTGATACGTTAACGATTACCGACGTCATGGCTGCCCTGGGGCTGGCAACATCAAAATCGGCGATAGGTATCGAACTCTACCTTGCAAAAGCGGGCGTTCTGGCGCCGGATAATATAATCGCCTTTATCAATGAGCTTGCTACTCAGCGCGCCAACCTGAGTAAGCCTCTTCAGGCTATGGAGGAAGAGCTGCGGGTTGAGTTCTTGCGCATACTTGCTGGATACGTTTTCCGGGACTATTCGCTGAGCGCAGCCAGCAAGGTTACATGCAGTAGTTGCGACGGATCCGGGTTCATTGACGCTGAGGTATTCACCAACAAAGTGACTTATCCGGATGGAAAGCCCCCGAAGTGGGTCAAGGTCACAAAGGGGATCTCGCCGTCCGACTGGGAAGAGGTGAAAACTGTGCGTGAGCAGGTAAGGGTAATCTGCAAAGCGTGCAACGGGAAGGGTAGCACAAAGAACGAATGCCGCTGCCGTGGCCGTGGCGAGGTTCTTGATAAGAAAAAATCTGAGCTGCAGGGGCTTCCTGTTTTTAAGCAATGTCCTCGTTGCAGTGGACGTGGTTACCCGAGATTAAAAGATACGGAGGTATTCAAGGCGCTGGGAGTTACAGAAACCACCTGGCGCAGAAACTTCAAATTATTCTTCGATAGGCTGGTGGAGTTCTGCCATGTTGAAGAATCCTTCGCAGAAAAGATGCTCGAAAGAGTTACGAGATGATTTTATAACTGGCTATTGCAAACGTGGCGGAAATTGGCTAATCTCGTTCCAACGATGGGGTATTTCGCCCGCGTTAAAGATATTAAGACCTCGCCTCGGCGGGGTTTTTTTGTCTTCGTAAGGGCTTTATGTCTCACTCATCATCAAGAAAAAAGGTGCTGCACTCGACTTTACCACTTACCTCCCGCGCTTCGCATGCACGAAGTTGTGTCAACCATGTAGCCAATCGAGTTGGCATGACGAGAGAAGCGTTGCTGAATAAAATCGTGAGTGACACAGGGGTTAACTTATAGGGGCCCCTTTCGGAAGAAGAGTTACTAAAAGCGTATCATTACTTTGAATCTCTCTAAGATAAACAGCTAACGGTATCATTTTTATTTACGATAGAGACTTCCTTTACCAGTCCTTGCTCTCTCCCAAAGTTCCTCATCCGTCAGGGTTGTTTGAATCAGTTCGATTGGAACACCTGCGTCATTGATAACTGCTACGAAGTAATCATCTATGGGCTCATAGGGGCCGAGGATTATATCTTCATCTCTGATGGCTGCTGATAAGTTATCAACTTTAAACGCAACATGAGGTACCGTTTTCAGTAAAGGATGAAGTGGTGAGTCGTCAGTAAAGCGATGCCACTGGACTTTAAATTTCCCGGGATTGTCGGAAGTGAACATTCCAGCCTTCTCACTGAACGTTCCTTCGCATCTTCCATCCTGTAATGGAATGCCAAAATGGTGAAACTCGTACTGTAAGTTTCTTTTCATGAGCAAACTCCTCAATTAAAAAAGCGTTCATTATTATATTGATCGTTTGCTCAATGCGGAGGCAACAGCAATGCACATATGCTTCATCTGAGGTGAAAGACTATCATAATGTCCGCTAATCCGAGTACAGACATGATTACTCGAGTAGTTGCTTAGCTGGTGGCAAGAAGATACATCGACTGCATACACTGAGCATAACCGGATTTTGTATTAAATGCTTTGGGAAGTAAGTCTGTTATTGACGCATGGAATGATAAAACCATAAATTATCAACGTGGTGAATCCCCCTGTGCGGAGGGGCGACCAGTCAGTTACAGAAACCTGTAAATGCAGCGCGGGCCATGCCGACTGGGGCATGCTCACCGGGAGGCACCCGGCACCACACTGCCACTAAACATATTTAAGATTTATGGAAGGTTTACTTCTGCGGTTGCCTGTCTATGTTTATAGAACGTAACGGCAAAAGTGAATGCTTCCTGGTAAATCGGTAGCTCGGACTATTAGGAGTGCCTTCGTTTCGTTACTACCTAGAATGCCTACTTTCTGCCCGTTCCTCTGAGCGGGCTTTTTTTCGCCATGAATAAGGCTCCTCGGAAAGCTGAGGTAGAAATTATTTGAGGCTGCGCTTATGCGTGGCCTTTTCTTTTTCCCCTCAATTCTGAGAGGACTCACAGCAATAAGAGGGGGCTTAATGTCCGATCCTTTAACTGGTACCGGCCTGATTTTTGGCGGCGGTTTAATTGGTTCCGTCGTATATGGCGTTATCACCCACACCGATTTTAGTGTGGTATTTGGGGCTTTTGGCGGCGCGGTGTTTTATGTGGCAACGACCGCAAACCTGACACGTGGAAGGCAAGTAGCTTACTTCATGACGTCGTTTATTGTCGGTGTTCTGGCTGCCGGATTATTAGGCTCAAAATTTACTACCTGGACAGGCTATACAGATCGTCCGCTTGATGCGCTCGGTGCGGTGGTGGCATCTGCTGTCACCATCAAGGTCCTGACTTTCATTAACAGCCAGGACTTAAGCAGCCTGTTCGGATTACTTTCCCGATTAAGGGGAGGAGGTTCGAATGGTAATAAATGACCCGGCAGCGCTCGCCAATGCGGTGATATGTGCCGTTATTGTCTGCGCTTTGATGTTTTATCAACGTCGCGGTGCTAGGCATCGCCCTGGTATCTCCATCATTGCTTACTTACTGGTATTGATTTACGCGAGTATTCCTTTCCAGTTTATCTTCGGTCTTTACGTACAGTCTCACTGGCTGGTGGTAATGGCAAACGTGATGATATGCGCCGCCGTGCTGTGGGCTCGGGGTAACGTGGCGCGTCTGGTCGATACACTGAGGCACTAATGAATCAAACACAATTCCAGAAGGCGGCTGGTATCAGCGCCGGGTTAGCTGCGCGCTGGTTTCCGCATATTACAGCCGCGATGAAAGAGTTTGGCATCACTTCCGCTATCGACCAGGCAATGTTCATTGCCCAGGTAGGGCATGAAAGCACGGGATTTACCCAGCTTGTTGAGAGCTTCAATTATAGCGTGGCCGGCTTGAATCGTTTTGTCCGCGCCGGGCGGCTGACGCAGGGTCAGGCTAATTCGCTCGGCCGCCGGCAGGGTGAACCATCGTTGCCACTGGAGAGGCAACGAGCGATCGCCAATCTGGTGTACAGCAAACGCATGGGGAATAACGGGGCAACAGACGGCTGGTTTTACCGCGGACGCGGGCTCATCCAGACCACCGGCCTGAACAATTACCGCGAATGCGGGAATGCTTTGAAGATTGATCTGGTTAAACAGCCTGAATTGCTGGCACAGGATGAGTATGCGGCGCGCAGTGCTGCCTGGTTCTATACCTCACGCGGCTGTTTGCGTTATCCCGGTGACCTTACACGCGTCACTCAGATTATCAACGGCGGACAGAACGGCATTGATGACCGTAAAGCCCGCCATCTCCTGGCAAAAAGTATTCTTGTTTGAGGGAAATATGAACTATCTCATTAATCGACTGAAAGAGCCGTCAACCTGGCGCGGCATCATCCTGGTCATTGCCGGTGTCTTCGGCTATCAGATGCCTCCGGGCATTCAGGAAACCTTCATCGCTGGCGGCGTAGCGCTGGCTGGCGTTGTTGGTGCGGTGATGCCGGACAGCGTTAAGAAGTAACCTGGCCAGAAACCAGCAGGCCTACAGAAACCCGCTTTCCTTCAGTTTTTTAGCCAATAAGTAATTGGTGATTACTCCAAGAGAAACCCCAACAATCCACGGCACAGCTGAGTCAAGCATTAGCGAGTTGTTCACGTTAATGCTGGCGGTGATGCAGGCATAGGTATTTGTAAAAGCAAACCATGTAAAAAGTATCTGTTTCATTTGGTTATCTCCATGCTTTCCCTCCCAACAATATCCACCCAAGAGCTAGTAAAAGCAAACCAGGTACAACCGAAAGGGCTACGAAATGAATGAAGCTAAACCGCAGGACGGTACCACTGTAAAAGGCTACCGCACGCTGGGTCCGAAAGAAATCAGTGACATGAATGAGCTTAAGAAGGCTGCTCGTGAATTTAACGCGCTGCTTGAGAAGCAGAAGGCATGGGTTGCTGATGAGTTGGCGATGACAGCAAATCATTCTGATGAAGCGCATGAGGCTGGCCGCTGTCTGGCTATCGCCCGCACCAAAATGCAGGAGGCCTGCATGTGGGCCTGTCGGGCAGTAGCTCGTCCCGACGACGACTGCTGAGGCATTAAAGAAGCCCCAATCTGGGGCTTTGGTATTATTTAATCGGGGTCATATATTTTTCCCAATCTGAAAATTTAAGCTGGCTAAACTGGAAATTACTGACTGCATAGCTCTCCTGGGACGGTAAGTGACACTGGTAAATTACTATCAATTCACCACTATCCCTGTCTCCAGGAAGAAAGCCTTTAACTACGTTTTCCCCGCTACTGCCCGGATTATAACCTCCATCTATGTTAGGTATGCGGCCCCATTTTTTTCCGCTAGCAGCCCAGCCGGCTACTGAATCAATTTGTTCTTGGTAATTTTTCACATGAACCCCTAAAGAATTCTTTCCAATATTTAAAATGGCCAAGATTAGCGATAACAAGTAATTCCTATACTGTCATCGCCACCTATCGATAAATCCTTAGCACACAACGATGAAGAGTGGAAGAAAGTTATGGCAAAACCGGACTGGGGCGAGCTTCAGCAACGGTTCCTGTCCGAACATGCCGCAACCGGCGTATCACCGAAGGATTGGTGTGAAGCGCAGGGACTGAACTACGCTACCGCCCGTCGATACATCAAAAAGCCTTCTGCGCAAATTGCGCAAAAACCTGCGCAGAAGAAATTGCGCACTGCGCAAAAGGAAAACTGCGCAGAAGAGCTGGTGGATGATAGTGGCCTCACCGATCAGCAACGTTTATTTGTCGCAGAATACCTGAAGGACAACAACGCCACGCAGGCCGCCATTCGCGCTGGGTATAGCAAGAAGACTGCTGAACAAATTGGCTATCAGCTGCTTCAGAAAACTTCAGTTGCGCAGGCCATTGCGCAGCAGCAGAAAGCATCCATTGTGCGCACGCTCGGCAGCGCCGATGAAGTGCTTGAGCAGATGTGGCGCCTGGCCACCTTCGACGCCAACCAGCTATCACAGTATCGCCGCGGGAGCTGCCGTTACTGCTGGGGCTTCGGTCACCAGTATCAATGGCGTGACGCTGTTGAGTACGAAGAGAAGCGACTCGAAGCGCTTGAGCGAAAACGTCGCGAGCCTGTCGATGTTGGCGGCTACGGTTACGACCACACCAGCGCACCTAACTCTGAATGCCCTCGATGCAATGGTGATGGCATCGGCCAGCCTTTCTTCGCCGATACGCGCAAGCTGGCGCCTGATGCAGCGCTTGCCTATTCCGGCGTTAAACTTGGGAAGAATGGCGTAGAGATTACCGCTATTAGCCGTGAGCGAATGTACGAGGCGGTGATGAAACGGCTCGGCCTGGCTGATAGCGAGTTCGCCCAGCGTCTGCAGCTGATTGAAATTGAGCGCCGGCAGCTGGAGGTCGAAAAATTACGCAAAGAGCTGGCTGCTGACCCGGAGGATGACGAACCAACGCCAGTTGCAATCAATATCAACGTAGTCGATGCACGAGTGAGGGAAGAGGATGGCGATAGCACCGACGCTTAACATCCCTCAGGCCAAATTCCTTGCGATGCAGTACAAGTTTAAGGCCTACGTCGCCGGCTTCGGTTCTGGCAAGACGTGGGTCGGCTGCGGTGGTATCTGCAAAGGGATGTGGGAACACCCCAAAATCAACCAGGGTTACTTTGCGCCAACGTATCCGCAGATCCGTGACATCTTTTATCCCACTGTTGAGGAGGTGGCCCACGACTGGGGGCTGAATGTCAAAATCAACGAGGGAAACAAAGAGGTTCACTTCTACGCCGGGCGCCAGTATCGCGGAACGACGATCTGCCGGTCGATGGAGAAACCGCAAACCATCGTTGGTTTTAAAATCGGTAATGCGCTGATTGATGAGCTGGACGTAATGCCCGCCAAAAAGGCGCAGTTAGCCTGGCGAAAAATCATTGCTCGTATGCGTTACAACGTGGCCGGTCTTCGTAACGGGATCGACGTCACCACGACGCCGGAAGGGTTTAAATTCGTTTATCAGCAGTTCGCAAAGGCTGTACGCGATAAGCCTTCGCTCTCAACGCTGTACGGCCTGGTGCAGGCCTCGACATTCGACAATGAAAAGAATCTGCCGCCGGACTATATCCCGTCGCTGATGGAGTCATACCCGCCGGAGCTGATCAAGGCTTATCTGCGTGGCCAGTTCACCAACCTTACCAGCGGGACGATTTACCATCAGTTTGACCGTAAGCTGAATAACTGCAGGGAAGAAGAGCAACCCGGTGAGCCGCTGTATATCGGTATGGATTTCAACGTCGGGAAGATGGCCGGAATTGTTCATGTGCTGCGTTTTGGGCTTCCCTGTGCAGTTACTGAAATCATAAAGGCTTACGACACCCCGGACATGATTCGCATCATCCAAGAGCGGTTCTGGCTATATGACGGCCATGACTACCGAAAGGTGCGTGAAATCTATATCTACCCGGACGCTTCCGGCGATTCCCGCAAATCCAGCAATGCCAGCGCCACGGATATCGCTCAGCTTAAGCAGGCCGGCTTCAATGTGGTTGTTAATGCATCAAACCCGCCAGTGAAAGACCGCATCAACGCGATGAATGCCATGTTCTGCAATGGTAACGGTGAACGTCGCTACAAAGTGAATGTAAAGCGGTGCCCGGTGTACACAGAATCGCTTGAGCAACAGGTTTGGGGCGAAAACGGTGAGCCGGATAAAACGGCGGATAACGATCACCCCAATGATGCCGGTGGGTATTTCATTGTGAAGCAATTCCCGATTATCAAACCGACTGGAAAAGTCACCCAACTGCGGATGTAAAACCATGCCTGATATTTCAACGCCCAACCTCGACTATAACGACATGGTTGAGGCATGGGATATTAATGATGCGCTGATGGGCGGCACGCTGGAAATGCGCCGGCAGGGTAAGAAGTATCTCCCGAAATGGCCGAACGAAGATCCTGAAAGTTATAAGGAGCGTTTGGCTTCGGCAACGTTACTCCCTGCCTATGAAGAGGCCATTAAACAAAACATCGGGCGAGTGTTTGCTGAGCCGACGGTATTGAGTGAGGATTCTCCTGAACAAATACGGGAGCTGTCGCCAGATATTGATATGGAAGGAAACCGGCTCGATGTCTGGGCACAGCAATTTTTCAGCATCGGATTCCAGTATGGTCTGGTACATGCGCTGGTGGATTTCCCGAAAATTGACCGGGATGCAGTAAAAACTAAAGCCGACGAAAAAGCCGCGGGATCCCGCCCGTATGCCACGATGCTTAATCCTCGCCAGGTCATCGGCTGGAAATCGAAAGTGGTTAAAGGGAAAGTGATGCTGACCGATCTGCGTATCAGAGAGGTCATCATTGTTGATGGCGACGATTACGGGCAAACGAAAGTTGAGCAAATACGCCATATCATGCCGGGCAAGGTTGAAATTTATCGCCGAAATAAAGGTGATAACGGCGAAAGCCAGTGGCAGATTCACGACGAGTGGGAAACCAGTCGCGATGACATTCCCCTGGTGACGCTTTACACGAAACGCACTGGCTTTATGCGCGGTTCACCGCCACTGCTTAATCTCGCCTTACTGAATATCAAGCACTGGCAGAGTCAGAGTGAACAGGACAACATCCTGCATGTCGCTCGCGTGCCTTTGCTGGTGGCTTACGGTCTGGCTGATGGCGAAACGTTGACGATAGGTTCTTCCTCTGCGACTCGTTTCGATGACCGCCAGCGGCAGGGACTGGAATATGTCGAGCATACCGGGGCTGCGATTGAAGCCGGTAAGATTTCCCTTGAGGATCTGGAAAACCAGATGCGTCAGGCCGGCGCAAAACTGCTACACGCGGAAAACACATCGACTAAATCCTTAGACCAGACTCACGAAGAGCGGATGCAGGAGAATTCACCTCTCTACACCATGGCAAGTTCGCTTGAGGATGCGCTCGATAATATCCTGCAGATTATGGCGGAATGGCTGGGCGAGAAAGAAGGCGGCAATGTCGATGTACGCACCGAACTGGATGTTTCAGCCCAGACGTTTGATGCCGCAGCTGCAACAGCTGTTCAGTCGCTCCGCCAGGGTGGTGATATACGTCAGGTCGATGCTGTTCGCGTTTTGCAGGCCCTCAAATTTATCGATCCGGATGCGAAGCCCGAAGAGGTAATCGACGAGCTGCGAAATCAGCAGGTCACGCTGGCCGGCGGACTGAGTAACCCGGGTGGTGCAAATGGCATCGGCGAATGACAAGCTTCAGGATGAATCGATAGCGCATGCGATATGGATAGCGCGGTACAGCACCAGCGTTGCAAACAGGATGATAAAAATCCTGAATGACAGCGATGCGGAACTGACAGCCAGATTGCTGGTAGCGATGGATAGCCTGGATGCTGACAGCTTTACCGTGTCGCGACTGGAAGCGCTGCTCGTTAGTGTCAGAGCTCTCAATCGCGAGGCTGTGCAGTCAATGTACGCGGGACTATCTGATGAGCTGCAGCAACTCGCTCAGCACGAAGCAGGCTTTCAGCTGAGCCTGTTCCAGTTTGCGATCCCCGATGATGTGCTATCGCTTCACCCGCTGGTGGGCATTTCACCGGATGCCGTTTACGCAACTGCGATGGCACAGCCGTTTCAGGGGCGCCTGCTTTCGGAGTGGGCAGATAACCTTGAAGCTGACAGGATGGCAAGAATTTCCAATACAGTGCGGCAGGGTTTTCTCCTGGGCGATACGCATGAGCAAATCGCCAGAAAGGTCCGGGGTCATGCTAACCGTGGCTATCAGGATGGCGCGCTGCAGATGAGCCGCACCAATGCCGGCAGTATTGCAAAAACGGCTGTGGGGCATCTTGCTTCTACGGCCAGGAAAAGCTTTGCAGATGCGAACGATGACATTTTGAAGGGTAAGCAGTGGTTATCCACTTTGGATAACCGTACATCAAAAGACTGTCGGATTCGCGACCGCCTCAAGTACACACTGGATAACAAGCCGATCGGCCATAAGGTGCCGTATCTGCAGGGACCCGGGAAAATCCATTTCTGCTGTCGCAGCGTCGAAACCTACATCCTGAAATCGTCTGATGAGCTGGGTATTGCTGTAGGGCAAATATCAGATAGCTCGCGCGCCAGCATGGACGGGCAGGTGCCTTCGGATACCGATTATCAGGGTTGGTTCTCGCGCCAGTCGTTCACGCGACAGTCCCAGATCGTTGGCGTAACCCGGGCCCGGCTGATTCGTGACGGCGGCATGTCGCCCGATGACTTTTACAACGACAAGGGCGAATGGCTGACTCTGGAGCAACTGCGTAACCTGGATGCTCAGGCGTTCAGCAACGCCAGACTTTAAAGCTTTTTAAGTCTTCAATCAGGCTGCCTCCGGGCGGCCTTTTTTATTGCCGTGATCCGGATGGTGAGCGGTGCAACGGTCGGATGACCCCGAAAAGGTAACCACATGAAACTGAAAACAATCGAAGTTAACGGCAAAAGCTATGCAGAAGTCGATTCCAGCGGTTTACCCGTCTACGTCCACGATGACGGCCAGGAAGTTGGTTTTGATGCTGTGCAGGCCGTTGGGAAAATCTCTTCTCTGAATGGCGAGGCGAAATCTCATCGTGAAGCCAAAGAAGCCGCTGAAGCCGGTCTGGCTAAGTTTGCCAAAATCGGTGATCCGGCCAAGGCGCTCGAAGCGCTGGATATGATGACTAAAATCGACCAGAAAAAACTGATCGACGCAGGCGCCGTTGATCAGGTTAAAGCGGATATCACCAAATCATTCCAGGCCCAGCTTGATGAAGCTACTCAGCGTGCGACGACCCTTGAAGGCCAGCTTTATCAGGAAATGATCGGCGGCCGGTTCTCTGGCTCGAAATTCATCGCAGATAAAGTAGCAATTCCGGCAGATATGCTTCAGGCGCGGTTCGGTCAGTCCTTCAAAGTCGAGGACGGCAAAGTCGTTGCCTATGATGGCTCTGGCAACAAAATTTACTCCCGCTCGAAGCCGGGCGAACTGGCGGCCTTTGATGAGGCGCTGGAGTTCCTGGTGGAGCAGTACCCACAGAAAGACCACATTCTGAAGGCCAGCGGCAACCAGGGAGGCGGCTCACGGCAGTCTCAGCATTCACTCGGGCAGAAAACGATGAAACGCGATGCGTTTACCAGTTTGAGCCCGACAGATCAGCAATCAACTCTCAAAGACGGTATCACCATCGTCGATTAATTCTTTGCCAGCCGCCGGATGGCTGCTGGTGCCGGAGCTGGATAGCTCAACCAACCCTATATTTTAATCTCCAAGGAATCCATACACATGGCTAATACGCTTACCGGGTTGATCCCGACTATCTTCACGGCTCTGGATACCGTATCTCGCGAACAGGTCGGTTTTATCCCGGCTGTATCGCGTAATGCTAAAGCTGATGCGGCGGCGAAGGACCAGACTGTTACTGCGCCGGTTGCGCCACCGGCAACCACTGTTGATATTACCCCGGGGGCTACTGCGCCAAATGACGGCGACCAGACGATCGGCACCGTTGATGTCAAAATCACCAAATCCAAAATGGCCCCGGTCAAATGGAACGGTGAGGAACAACTGGCGCTGGGGCCCGCAGGGACATACAACACCATTCTTGCTGATCAGTTTAAGCAGGCTTTTCGCGCGCTGGCTAATGAGATGGATGCAGATCTCGCGGCTCTGTATTTCGCATCCTCTCGTGCTGTTGGTACGGCCGGCACCGCTCCTTTCGGTATTGCAGGTGATTTGTCGGATGCGGCAAATGCGCGCCAGGTTCTCTCTGACAACGGTTCGCCGACAACTGATCTGCAGATGGTTCTCGGTTCTTCGGCGATCGCAAACCTCCGCGGTAAACAGTCTGTTCTGTTCAAAGTAAACGAGTCTGGTACTGATGCGCTTCTGCGCGAAGGTATCGTGGGGCGACTGGAAGGATTCAACATCCACGAATCCGCGCATGTTAAGAAACGCGCTGCATCTCCGGCTGCCGGATACCTGGTGAATGGAGCAAAAGCTGAAGGCGATATTCTGATTGCCATTGATACCGGCACAGGTGCTTTTGCAGCGGGTGACATCGTGACGTTTGACGGGGACAGCAATAAATACCTTGTTGCTGCTGCGACGGCCACAGCAATCACCCTGGCTGCTCCTGGCTTACGTCAGGCACTGGCCGATAACACCGCTGTTACCGCTGGTGGCGCCTACACCGCAAACATGGCGTTTGATCGCAATGCATTCCTGCTTGCATCCCGAACCCCGGCAATGCCGCAGGGCGGCGATACCGCGGATGATGTGATGAACGTTACTGACCCGGTATCTGGCATCACTTATCAGGTAGCACTGTACCGCCAGTATCGCCAGGTGCGTTACGAAGTCGGTTTGTCCTGGGGCGTAGCGGCAGTTAAGTCGGCGCACTCAGCGTTGTTGCTGGGCTGATAAACAGGGGCTTCGGCCCCTTTTTTTAGTGGAGGGCTAATGGCCGGATTAACAAAAGAGCAGCGCGCCCAACGAGCTGCTGAGCAAACTGCGTCTACGCAGGCGGATAACAACGAACCCGTATCGACCACATCGCAGCTGGTGGCGATGGTTACCGATTTCCCGGCATTCCCGGGTGCGCCCAATACCGCCAACGTTCACCCTGATGAAGTGGAGAACTGGAAGGCGCACGGCTGGAAAGAAATGGAGTGATGCATGATCACTTTCATCACCGTTGAAGACGTCAATTCGATTCTCGGTGCCACCTGGACAGAGGAAAGCAAAAAAGCCAAATCTGTGCTGATGGCCAATACCTGGATGAATGGACTTAACCTGAAACTGCCGTGCGATAAGACAACTCACGAAATCATCATTCCTGACGATGTGAAACAAGCTGGCGCCTATGCAGCGCTAGCGGCCTCGAATGGTGGCCTTTATCAGCAGAAAACCGATTCTGGTGTGTTGCTGAGTAAGACGGTAGATGCCGATGATGTCAGCGTTTCAAAGACCTTCGCGGAACTCGCTACCAACAGCTCGGCATTGCTTGATTCTGATCTGCAGCTGGCGCTTGCAATGCTAAAGCCCTATGGCGTTAGTCAGTCTCAGGTACGGCTGGTAAGGGGGTGATATGCAAAACACTGATGTGCATTATGCCGGTGACGGGCTCGGCCCTCGCGATGTGTTTGTGAATGGAAACCCGATCAGACATGTCGTTTACGCAAACCCGGCAAAGGGCGTTGTTGTGTTTGCTCCGCTCCCGCTGCGGGTTAAGCGCAACGGCGAAATCTATACCCGCAAACTCCACGGTACTGTGATCGTTAAACCTCAGCAGCGTATTGGTGGGTGCAATGGGCATTCGTGACGAATTGCAAGATGAGGTCGCCGCAGCCTTCGATACCGACCTGCAGGATGCCGTTAAGGATTTCACTGGGTCATACACCGTTCGTGGTGCATGGGATCCGGTAACGGAAACCGGTAACGAAATGGTGGTGGCCTATTCAGGGCGCGGTGTTCTGGCTCGTTACAAACTCCGCCGTATCGATGGCGTTAACATTCTGCATGGTGATGTGAAGCTAACCGCCCTGGTTAACGAGGTGACTGATAAGCCGGCCGTCGGGCATATCATCACCGCACCAGATCCGATTACGGGAGCGCTTCAGCGTTACGACATCATCACCGCTTCTGCCGACTCTGCTGGCGCTGCGTACTCAATTCAACTGCGGAGGGCGTGATATGGCTAAGGGCTGGAACATCGATCCGGCGGCATTCGCCGAGCTGGTGGCTGAAGATGTCAAACTACGCCAGCGGACAATCGCCATTCAACTGCTGAATGAAATCGTTCAACGGTCGCCGGTAGGAAACCCTGAGCTGTGGGCCATCAACGCGACCGCGGTTCAATACAACAAAGCGGTAGGTGAATGGAACGAATCTCTTTATGCCGATCCTGCCAACCTGACAAAGACTGGCCGTCTCAGAAAGAAAGTCCGTGTTAATGACAGCATGGATATCAGGCGGCCGGCTGAGTATCGCGCAGGAACCTTCAGGGCATCGCATTTTGTCAGCATCGGCGAACCCGATCACTCCGTCCCGACCGAACCGGATCCGCGCGGGACAATGACGTTTCTTAATGGCAAAAATATCATTGACCAGGCGCCAGCCTACTCGGTGATTTACATCCAGTCGAACCTGCCTTACTCCGTGCCTCTGGAGAATGGTCACTCAACGCAGGCGCCAACAGGCGTCTATGCCGTCTCGTTTAATGGTGTGATTCAGGCCTACAAATGACCCTTACAGAAATCAGAAACGCTGTCATTTCCCGAATGGCGGCACAGACCGCTATTGCCTCTGATGCAGTGGATTATCCCAATGGTCCGGTATTTGACCCCAGCAACCGCGATATCTGGGCCCGCCTCACCAACATTGTAGGACAGGCTGGCGCAACCGAGATCGGGGATGGGCCGGTCGTCCACAGGACGGGCTTGCTCATCATTCAGCTTTTTGTTCCGGTCGGCTCCGGGACGTTGCTTATCTCCCGAACGGCCGATCAGCTAACGGAGCTATTCGAGTTCAGGGACGATGGAAAGCTGAGTTATTTCGCTGTTTCTGCTGTGCCGGCTGGTGAGACCGATGGCTGGTTACAGCTCAATCTTCAAATTCCTTATCGCGCTCTGTAGCGCACAAAAAAACAGGAGGCTCCTGTGAGCTCAGGTGCAAAAGTAGTAGCCGCGTTTATTCGCGAGACAACGCCAGGAATCACGCCAACAGCAGGGGCGTGGAACCTGCTACGGCGTTCTTCATTTGGTCTGAAACCAACGCAGAACACCAACGACAATGACGAAATCGCTGGTGACCGCATGGCGCAGGGTGTTTCACGCGGCACAGTGGATGTCGGCGGCGATGTCGGTACGCGGTTTCGCTGGAATCAGCATGACGATTTTCTTGCCAGCTGTTTCGGTTCCGAATGGGTAAATAACGTGCTGACGATGGGTAACGGTCGTATTACGTTCTCCGTGGCGACCTTTGCCAGTGATGTGGGGATCGCCCAGATTGCCCGCGGTTGCCAGGTTGGCACCTTCCAGATGGAAATCCCAGGGGATGGGGATATCACCGCAACCATTACCTTTGCAGGCCTGGACTGGGAGACGAAAGGGGACGATACCAGCTATTTCACCACGCCGGTGGATTTAGCGGGGGCGCTGCGTTACTCCTTCAAAGAGGTCACGAACATCCGGCTAAATGGTGTTGATGGCGGGACAGGTTTCTGCGTCGACACCTTCAACATCCAGTTCAACAACAATATGCAGACTCAGCGCTGCATCGGTACCGGTTCGGCGTTCGCCGGCGCAAACATTCCGACAACCTTTACCCCGTCAGGTCAAATCACGCTGTCATGGTCAAAGGCTGCCTGGGAGGTTTACAAAAAAACGTTCACCGGCGAAACGGTGCCGTTTAGCTTCACGCTGGAGAATGCTGAAGGCGCATATACCTTCGATTTCCCGGAAGTGCAGATCTCCGGCGACTGGCCGGATGCGGGGAGTACTGACATTGTTCAGGTTCAGCTGGATATCACCGCGGCCAATACTCCGCCAACTATTACCCGCGTTCCTGCCACTAATGGCGGTGGTGATTAAAATTGGCCCTCTTTGGAGGGTTTTTTTATGGAGTTTTTTATGCTGATTGTTACCCCGAAAATTGATTTAAATGGCGAGCGCTGGTTTTATCCCTACAAAAAGCCAGAAGGCAGCAAAAAGGAATTCTCGCCGGAAGAAGAATCGCTGTTCAAACTTCGCCTGCTGGTGGCCAGCAGCGAGAATCCGCAATATCGCTCTCGTAACGCGCTGGTGCGCCGCCACATCGATAAGATGGACGCAAGTTATAAGGTGGGGACAACGGATTTTAATCTCGCCAGCGTGGACGATATAGACTCTGTTGATGACCTGCTGATCGATAACGCCGCTCGGTTCCTGCTGAAAGGCTGGGAGGGAGTAGGTAAGTTAGTCGACGGCATAGAGGTTGCTCTCGACTACACCCCAGAACTTGGGGCTGCCATGCTGAAACAGCACCCGGCGCTATACTGGCTGATACTGGCTGAGGCGGCAAACATTGCTCAGGGTAAGGAGCAGCAGACTCAGGAAACCGTAAAAAAGCCATAGAGGCCCAAAAGTGGCTAAAGGATTTCGCTGGCGAGCAGGGCGAGAAAGCGAAGTGGCGCAGGGAGAAGCTAAATCTCCCACCCATTCCAGAGCCTGAAATCGATGCGGTCACTGGGGAGATCCTCAACGCTTACGCCATGATATCGCGCGGCAGGAAGTATGCCGGCATGGCCGGAGTGCCGCTCCCTCTATCCCTGAACGATATTGAGCTTTACCTGGCATCGCGCACCATCCTGATCGACCGCATTGAGTTTGACGCAGCGATACTGGCCCTCGATGATGCCTGGAGGGATGAGTGGGCGGCAGAACAGAACAGAATTATCAAGGGTTTGCGTGGCGTGTGAAAAAACGGAATCTTTGGTCGGGGGTTGAAAAAAATAAAATGTAGTGTATGTATATACAGTATGTAATTTTTCACAATTGATCTTTTTGGCAAACGCGTTAAATTCCTTAAAAAAACATTTAAGGATTTTTAAGTGCTATCTGATTACGAGCGTTGGGTTTTTGTGTATGACCTTATCATTAAGCCGAAACACCCTAGTGCACCTGACATCACGATGAAGGATGCGCTGGGCAGGCTTAAATTACTCTTTGATGCTGGAAAGGCAGTAAAGATGTACTTCAATGAATCACGAGCGTTGAGATTGAGTGATCTCCAAATTAATAACTACTCAAAGAAGGCCTCACTCCTGATTCAAATGTGCGACAAAAATGCTAGCGATCCAGTTTTCAGCGAACTGAAAAGTGGCAGCCTTAGAGTTGAACCTAAATTGGATGGTGAGGGGATTGCAGTATCTGCGCATATTGTTTTATCAATGCTACCAAACAAGGGGTCAACAAATTCTCACTTGATGCTTGCTGAGGAAGTTCCAGGGATTGGGAGGACTGCATTGCAATCGTTTCTTCAGGCGCTGATGAAGGAGGCTTTTGAAGGTCAGGAGTTTAAGAATCCCAACACAAAAAGGATGTGTGAACAGAGACCTATGTTACAGATTTCATCACATCAATCTAAGTCGCTCCAAGAGTCTCTTAAAGGTGGCAAACTATTGACAGTCACACTCACAAGTAATAAGAAAATTAATGCATTTGATCAAAACCCTTATACAAAGCAGGTTGATCATGTAGTTAAGCTTAAGGTTGTTAAGCAACCAAAGACTTTAGGTGACAAGGTTAATTTTGTTGATCAAATGAGAAACAAAGCCCATTCGGAAGGTTTTGATAATTTCAAGGTTACATTTAGGAACCATGAGAAACAAGACAGTTTGGAGTTTGAACGTAGCGATGATGCGACAACAAAGCTATTTACTAGGAGCGAAAAAGTATCGCTTGGTGAGCCTATAAAGCAATGTGAAGCTCAGATTCACACTAATTTTCATGAAAAACTTCTAACCCTTATGAAACGAATTTAGCGGGGTTAAGCTATGCTTAGTATGACGTTTAAGCCATTTAAGTACCTGCTAATCAAGCATGATGACAAAAAATGGTTTGATCTAATCATCCCGCTAGGGCTGGCTGGTGTTTTGTCATTTGCTTACTATTGCCTTGATAAGCCGTTCGCATTGGTTGCTAGTGGTGGATTGGTACCCCAAATCAACTCGTTGCTGCAAATGCTAATAGGTTTTTATATTGCATCTTTAGCTGCAATAGCTACCTTTGGCAATGAGTCAATTGATGAGATTATGGCTGGAACCCCTCCAACATTAAAAATGAAACAGAGAGGAGAGTGGCAGGAGATTCCACTTACGAGAAGAAGGTTCTTGTGTTATCTCTTTGGATACTTGGCCCTGATGAGCATCATTCTGTACCTTGTTGGCGTGTTAGCTACTCTGCTTGGCTATTCGGGTGCAGATTTTTTTAAAACCCTTAGCGGCATGGGTAGAATGGTTACTCTTAAGGCTGTGTTGTTATTTATTTATCTGTTTTTTCTGATAAACCTTGTTTTTACAACTTTGCTGGGTCTTTATTATTTATCTGTAAGGATTCACGAAAGTTCATAAGAAACCCGCCATCGGCGGGTTTTTGCTTTATGGATTAGCGGATGTGCGTGATCACAATGGCAAAACCTAGGCAAATTGCCATGAAAAGTGGCACCGTGCCCGCCGTCCCGCCTACTGACACCATTACTGCCAATCTTGAGCACATTCACTTGAATCGTGGATCATTCACTGCATCTTTAAGTTTTTGCATCGGTCAAACCTTGGCATTATCGGTTGTATTGAGTGCTGCGGTCTTAGGCTAACCTGGAGAGGTGAATATACTGCAGGATAAAACAGGACAAAACGCCCTGTTTTATTAAATAGTTTCCGGCCCACGAGTTTTGTCGTTGCCTCGCATCCCTGCTAATCTGTGTGAAAATGTTAATGATGGGGATAGGGATGTGAAAAAAGTTCTGATGGTAGCACTTGGCATTTTGACACTGCTGGGATGCGATAACTCGCCAGAAGCCAAAGAAAAAGCAAGCAAAAGGGATGGGATTGACTACTGCTGGTCTACTTACAAGAAGAAATCAAATTCTGACGCAGAAAAGCGATTCATCGCAGGCGCCTGTGAAAAAATGGAAGATGACTTCAGGGCTGCCTATGGCGTTAAACCATAAGAATCAAGCGCACCATCAGGTGGACTTTGTCATTTTGTGCTATCTGATCTCTCACTATCTATTGAGATTACCTTAATGGTATTTTCTTCGTCCGTGAACCTATAAAAGAGCGACAACTGGCGCTTTAATGGCCTTAGCAGTCGTTCTTTAACAATTATGTTTGCCTTTATCTATTCGCTTTGTTGTTGGGATAGGCTTTCGTAGCCATCTCGATCCCACAGCCTCTCCCTTGCGGGAAGGTATGTTTCTACCGCTACTGCTGGAATAAGGAATGTATCTTTATCGTTCCATTTGTCCGAGGGATAACGGGAGTCGAGAGGGGAAAGAAGTGCCGAATCCATTCCCGTAAGAAACTGTCGAAAAATTGCAGGCTTTTCCGCATGCACCGCCAAAACATAATCACCACTTTTTGCGGTAATGCATGGCTCAAAAATAACAACCGATCCTGTCGGAAACAATCTGGACATTGCCTCGTCATTCATCATCATTGCGAATGCTAACTGTGATAGCTCTAAGGTTGTAGGGTGGTACCTAACGTATTGCTCCCCTTTGGCTAGGCTAACAATATGAGAAAAAGCCTGTTCTTCATTTAAAACGGGAATCTTTCTGGCCGTATCAGCGGGGGATATTCTTGATTTAATCCTGCTTTCACCTTCACCAGTAGCTAGCCACTCAGGTGTTGTCCCCAACGCTTTAGCTAACTTCATTAAAGTTCTTTCTCTTGGTTGGGATTCTACATTTTCATACGCAGCAATCTGCCGCTGAGATACACCAACAAGCTCAGCCAATTCCTTTTGCGTCAATGAATTGAGTGCTCTCGCCTTTGAAACGCGCTCCCAGAACCCCGAAGTTATTTCAAGTTTTTTCATTAAACTTCATTTCCAGTGGTTGAAATATCATCTTTATGAAGTATTATGATATTAATCTGCAATCAATGGAGTATCACATGAAAGAGCCTGAAGTTAAAGCATGCAACAACATGCTTGTACGCATGCCAGCCGATATGAAGGAAAAAATTACAGAAGGTGCAAAGCGCTCATTCCGATCTGCAAACAACGAAGTTCTTTATCGCCTGCAGTTGGCCGATGAGATTTTAAGCAAGGGGAATCCCAATGCCTAATGAAAACAGCGAAGCCCGGAAGTGCGCGAACACAAACCGGGCCTCTATCGAAAAAACCTACGAAGGAGTTATCGACATGGCTAATTTAGCAATAAATCAATCAGCTTGCACTATCAACGTCCCGTTTTACGGCTCTGAGTTGTACGTGGTTAACCACAACGGCGAGCCGTACGCCCCGATGAAGCCAATTGTCGAAGGCATGGGGCTGGCCTGGCAGTCGCAACTTGCGAAGATTAAACAGCGCTTTTCTTCAACTGTAACGGAAATCGTTATGGTTGCCGCTGACGGGAAATCACGCACAATGATTTGCCTCGCCCTGAGAAAACTAGCTGCATGGCTGAACACCATCAGCCCTAACAAAGTTCGTCCCGAGATCCGCGAGCGCGTGATTCGTTATCAGGAAGAGTGCGACGACGTGCTTTATGACTACTGGACGAAGGGGCAGGTAGTTAACCCGCGCAAGATGAAAAGATCCACCGCAAAGCAGTTAACTCCACTGCGTCAAACTGCAGAGCGATTGATTGCTACCGGACTCGGAAGGATTTACCCCGATATATGGAAACTGGTACATCAGCGTTTCGATGTTGAGCACATACACCAACTGGAGCCAACACAGATTGGTGAGGCAATTGATTACCTGAATGCCCTTGACGGCGAATTATTGCCCGGCGAGCCAGTGTTCACGCCCGTTCCTGTGAGCTTACCCCCGCGTAGCGCAAGCCGGGTGATGCTGTATCTGGATGAAAAGGGCGTAGTTCAGGGGACCTTGCCGCTGCAGGAAGATCAGGTCGTCATGTCATTTGAAGGATTCGTTAGTTATTTCAGAAAAAAGGGCTGGTTAGTAGCCCCGAAAGAGAAGGTAGCAAAAGAATTAATAGGAGCAATACAAAGTTTGCCATAGCGCAAAAAGAAAAACCGCCAGTTGGCGCTGGCGGTCATCACTAACTAAGCAAAAGGTCCAAATAATGCTTAAAGGTAATTTAGCAGTTCAAGTGCGAGATGTCGATCCCCATGCGTTCCCTGTTATCGAATGGGCTGGCGTACGCGTCGTAACCACCGAAACTCTGGCTAACGGTTATGGGACGGATGAGGTGAATATTCGCAATAACCTTTCCAGAAATCTTGACCGCTTTGAGGATGGTAAGCATTACTTTCTTTTAGCTGGTTCAGATTTAAGGGAATTTAAGAACAGAGTAACTGATAGTGGCTCTGTTGGGAAACATGCACGTTCACTTGCTCTCTGGACAGAAAAAGGCGCCGCTCGTATGTCCAAGATCATCGATACTGATGAAGCGTGGACCTTCTTTGAGAGGCTGGAGGATTCGTATTTTCGTCCTCAAGAAACCAGCGGACTACCAATGTCCTATGAGGCGGCCCTTGAAGACCTTTTGGTTAAGGTGAAAGAGAATCGTATCGTCACTGAACAGCGTGACCGGGCCATAAAGGAAAAGCTCTGGATCGCTGATAAACGTGAAGCCACGGCAATGGCAACAGCATCAGCAGCTGTCCGTGCTAAAAATAAGTTGGCTGAACGGGTAGGGGAAGGAAAGAACTACGCCGCTATCATCCCGGTAGAGAAGAAACTTAACCAGAAGTTCCAATGGCAGCCACTTCGTAAATGGTGCAGGGAGAATGGCGTAGAGCCCCACGAAGTTGACGATCCGCGCTTTGGTACCGTTAAGTCGTGGCCGCGCGAAGCATGGCTTGCTGTTCACGGTGTGGATCTTCGCAAATTGTTCTAACAACCAGCCTAAAAATGCAGACACTTACCAAACCCGCTTAACCGCGGGTTTTTTTATTCCCGGAGAAAGGTAAATGACAGAACAAACATCCCGTCTGGCTATTATTATCGACAGCTCTGGGGCGGAGAAGCAGGCTGACAGCCTTGCAATTGCGCTTGATAAGATGACTCAGTCTGGTGATAAAGCCGTAACCAGCATGTTCAAAGTGACAAAAGCGACTGACGAGGAAAAGGATGCGCTCAATAAATTGCGAGCAGTCATTGATCCGGTTGGTGCTGCAATTGATACGGTTGGCCGCCGCTTTAGTGAGCTGAAAAAATACTTCGACAAGGGGCTAATTGACGAGGAAGAGTTTCGCACTCTCTCCAAAATGCTGAATGATACGACCGATGAGTTAAGCGGCGTTGCACAAGCTCAACGAGAAGCAGAAAAGGCCAGCAAACTGGCTGCCGTGCAGCAGGAGGCCCAGACACAGGCATTCCAGAGGATGCTGGATAAAATTGATCCCGTATCCAGCGGCCTGAGAGGGTTAAAAGAACAGCAGAAAGAGATTTATCTTGCTGCTCAACGAGGTGATTTAAGCCTCGAACAATATGATGCCTACAGTCAAAAAATTGCTGATGCTCGCAAGGAGCTAACAGGAGAAGCCCAAGCCCAGCGCGACGCAGAAAAAGCTGCGGCTGATGCAATTAAGCAACAAGAGGCTCAAGCCCAGGCATTTCAGAGGATGATTGACCGCATTGACCCCCTGTCAGCGGCTCTGAAAAATTTGGATCAACAGCAAGCGGAACTATCCTCTGCACTATCGTCAGGGAAAATAAATACCGCCCAATTCGACACCTACAGCAAAAAACTGCAGGAGACTCGCCGGGAGATTACTGGAGCTGCTCAGGCAGAACGCGAGGCAGCCAAGGCCCACGACGAGCAGGTTGCCGCATTGCGTCGCCTTGAGGCCCAAATGGATCCCGTAGGTGAAGCATTCCGTCGCCTGAACGAGCAACAGCGCCAGCTTGATACAGCCAAAACATCCGGGATGCTTTCGCCCCTGGCTTACGATCGCCTCAACAGCAAACTTGCAGAATCCCGCGATGCCCTGGAGAAAACCCAAGCGCAATTGGGTAAAACAGGCCAATCTGCAGCTCAGACTGCCAATGCTATGCGCATGATCCCTGCTCAAATGACAGATATTATTGTCGGCTTATCTACAGGTCAGTCGCCATTCATGGTGCTCATGCAGCAGGGCGGGCAGTTGAAAGATATGTTCGGCGGTATTGGCCCCGCGATTAAAGGTGTGGGCGGGTATGTGCTGGGGTTGATTAATCCTGTCACTCTGGCTGCCGCGGCTGTTGGTGTTCTTGGGCTGGCCTACTACAAAGGTTCTCAGGAGCAGGACGAGTTCTATAAGTCGTTGACCCTTAGCGGTAATCTGGTTGGTAAAACCACAGGGCAACTAGCAGATATGGCCGCTCGGGTTTCAGTAGTTGCCAACTTAACCACTGGCGTGTCTGCAGCCACACTTAACCAGATAGTTTCATCTGGGAAAGTGGCTGCAGAGTCATTGGAACGAGTAACAACTGCCGTGGTTGAAATCAGTGAAGCCACAGGCATCGCCACTGAAAAGCTGGTGGGTGATTTCAACGACATTGCTGCTGACCCGGTTGCGGCCATTACCAAACTTAACGACCAGTACCACTTTCTTACACTGGCAACCTACAACCAGATTAAAGCGCTGCAGGATGAAGGTAATCAGCAGGATGCGGCACGGGTGGCTACTGATGCTTATGCCAATGCCATGCAGCAGCGTGCGAACGATATTCATCAGAATTTGGGAGTTCTTGAACGTGCTTGGGACTCGCTTGCTAAAACGGCTAAAGGAGCATGGGATGCCATGCTTGATATTGGTCGCGAGCAAACCGGCACCGAGCGGATCTCTCAAATTCGTAAGGAATTAGATTGGATAGATAAGGCTGCAGGCGGGAAGCTATTTTTTGGTGGAAGAAAGGCTGAGCTCGAAGATGAGCTAAATAATCTGCAATCTCAAATCACAACAGAAGGCGTTTTAACTGAAATAATCAGCAGTCATGACAAAGCCGAGCAAAAGCGGATTAAAACTCAGCAGGAAGCGGACCTTGTTAACCAGCAGCTCCTGTCGAATGCTGACATACGTAACCAGAAGCTTAAACAGCAGAGTGAATTCCTGAAGTCCGGAGCAATTACTGCTGAGCAATACGCAAAAAACGTCTCACGTATTAACGAGCTGTACAAAGACCCGAAATCATCCAAGACGCCAAAGGGTAAAGCATATACCGAGGACGCAGCAACCCGGCTGCTTGATCAGATAAACCAGCAGACTGCTGCCATGCAGTCCCAGATGGATGCCAGTGACAAGCTTAACAGCGCAACTCAGGCGCGGGTTAAGTTCGAACAGCAAATTACTGACCTCAAGTCTAAAACGCAGCTCACCGCTGACCAGAAGTCGATCCTTTCCCGTTCAGATGAAATCCTCCAGGCGTATAAGCAGCAGGAGGCACTGCAAAATTCCGTAAAAATCCTGGACGATTATCGGAAGATGCAGGAACAGGTAAAGACGAAGGATGAGCGGACCAACGATCTGCTTAAAACCCGTCTTGAACTGCTGGAGAAGGCCAAAGCAACCGGGCAACTAAAACCCGGTGAATATGAAAAAACGCGGGCAGATATTTATCAAAACACCGATATGCAACTGCCCTCGACGGTTCGTAATGTTGTAGGAAACCTGACACCCACAGGAGGGCGACTCTCAGGAACTTTTGAGGGGATGCAGGGGCAAATCAACGAATATGACCAGGCTCAGCAAGAGCTCCAGCGCTGGCTGGCAGCTCAGGAGGAAGCTTATGCGAAGGCCGGTGAAATAACTGCCGAGGGTGAGGCCAGAATGACCTCTATTCGTCAACGTGCGGCGGATGCAAATCAGGTCATAGAGGCTCAGAAAAACACCATCATATCTGCGGCCACGCAGTCCTTGTTTGATAGCACCGCCGAAATCATGCGAACGGGGTTTGGTGAGCAATCGGCAATCTACAAGGTCGCTTTTGCTGCGAGCAAGGCATTCGCTATCGCGGACTCGATGGTGAAAATCCAGCAGGCTATAGCAAGCGGTGCAGTAAGCGCGCCTTATCCGGCCAACATCATCGCTATGGCCTCAATCGCTGCGCAGACTGCCAGTATCGTCTCAAATATCCAGGCTGTTTCAGGAGTTGGCTTCGCCTCCGGCGGTTACACCGGCCCCGGTGGTAAGTATCAGCCCGCGGGTATTGTTCACAAAGGTGAGTACGTCTTCGACCAGGCTTCAACGAATCGGATCGGCGTGTCTCAGCTTGAGGCACTTCGAAATGGCCAACCGCTTGATGCAACTCTGGGGCGTACAGGGTTTGGTACTGGTGTTCAGAACGTTAACAGCGACAACAGCAGCAAGACCACCATCCATGCTCCCATTGAGCAGCATTTCCATACGCCGCCCGGTGTGACACCTGATCAGATGGCGCTCTCCATGGCTCAAACGCAGAAGCGGGCGACAACGGAAGCCCTTGATCAGGTTGCTGCGCAAGTGTTGAGAGGAGATGGGAAAGTTGGTAAGGCAATGCGCAGTAAATATCCAGGCAGAGGGTTAGAGTGATGACTGATATCTACTACCCGCATGACAGTCTTCCGATGCCATTACAGGAAGGATACGGATTCCAGCCTGTAAGCCCGTTAAAACGAACCCAGTTAACCACCGGCCGCGCGCGGCAAAGGCGAACTTATACGTCCACGCCGACGCAGGCCAGCATCACCTGGTTTATGGAAACCGATGCGCAGGGACTGGCGTTTGAGTCCTGGTTCCGTGATGCGTTATCTGACGGGGCTGCATGGTTCATGATGAAGTTGCAGACGCCGTCAGGCATTAAGTTTTACAAATGCCGCTTCACAGATATTTATCAGGGACCGGTGCTAGTGGCCCCGATTTACTGGAAGTACACGGCGACGCTTGAATTATGGGAACGCCCCCTTGCTCCTGCCCCATGGGGTAATTACCCGGAATGGATCGTCGGCAGCTCACTGCTGGATATTGCGCTGAATAAGGAGTGGCCAAAGCATGACGCAGATTAAACGCCTCTACGCCAGCAGCGGGCCGGAGGTGATCATTGAGACGCTGCAGATCACCATTGGTTCTAATGTCCATTACCTGTGCCAGGGTTACGAGGATATTACGGCAACGACGGAGAACGGCGATACCGTAACGTTTTCCGCCTGTGCGATAGACATTGCGCTGCCGGCGCGCAATGCGGACGGTACGCAAGATTTGAAATTTGCCCTGTGCAATATCGATGGTGTTGTGTCCACGGCGATCCGCAATGCCCTGGCTAACAGATTGCCTGCATCGCTGACGTACCGGCGTTATATCTCCACGGATTTAGCGGCCCCTGCGGAAGTGCCGTATACGCTGAAAATCAAGTCGGGCTCCTGGACAGCGACAGAGGTGCAGATCACCGCGGGCTATATGAATGTCCTCGATATGGCCTGGCCGCGTTACCGCTACACGCTCCCTGTATTCCCCGGACTGCGTTATATCAGCTAAGGAATCCCAATGTTTAACCCTGATAAATACCGTTCTGTTAAATGGCAGAAGGGCGGTAGAGCCTACCCGCTACTCGACTGCTTCGGGATTGTGAATGAAATACGCAGCGACCTGGGGCTACCTGAATGGCCGGATTTTGCAGGTGTGACCAAAGACGGCGGGGGCCTCGACCGGGAGGCGAGAAAGCTGATGCTTTCGCTGAAACGTTGTGACCCGTGTGAAGGTGCCGGAGTGGCCTGCTATTCGGCCTCAACAGTTACCCATGTCGGGATCGTTGTGATGCTCGATAACCAGCTGCAGGTCGCGGAATGCAATCCGGGAACGAACGTCACTTTTCTGCCGCTGCCGCGGTTTAAGCGGCGATTTGTCAAAGTGGAGTTCTGGCAATGACCATTCGTTTTTATCCGTCCCGGCTTCCCGGAGAACCACTCGAAACGCATGAGCATGGTGTAACCAGTATTCGCAACTGGCTGGTGGCAAATGTTGAAGGCTACGAGGATCGGGATGTCCCACCGCTGACCGTTGAGGTTGAGGGGCAGTCAATTCCGCCAGGCGAATGGGCTATTTTCGTGATCCACCCTGATAGTGATGTCCGGCTTTATCCGGTGCCTTTCGGGCTTGAGGCCGCGACAATTGCCTGGATAGGAGTGGGCATTGCCGTCGCATCTGCGGCTTATTCATTGTTCATGATGAGTAACATTGATGCCGGCGGCTATACGTCATCCACAGGTCGAAGCCTCGACCTGAACCCCGCTAAAGCAAACAGTGCGAAACTGGGTGATGCGATTCGTGAAGTTTTTGGGCGCGTGCGTATTTATCCGGATTATGTCGTGCAGCCCGTTACCCGGTTTGATGCCGCCGATCCTACGAAAATGCGCGTCCAGATGCTGCTGTGTCTCGGTGTCGGTGATCTGATTTATACCAATGGCGATATCCGGGTTGGCAGTACGCCAGCTTCAACGCTACCGGGATTCAGCAGCACCCATTACCCGCCAGGCGCGGACGTTTCCGGTGATGAGCGCAGCGAAAACTGGGTCAACTCCACCGAAGTGGGCGGGACGTCATCCGGCACCGGGCTGGATATGGCCCAGACGTCGCCGGACGCAGACGACATTATCGCAGACAGCATGACCGTCTCCGGATCGAGCGTGACGTTTACGGGGCTGGACACGGATGATGACGATAATGACGAGAACGATAACGCACTGCCGCCCAGCTGGGTCGCTGGCGCCGTGGTCGAACTTAAAGCCCCGGCGAACTACCAGATCACCACGGCGGCCGGATACAGCGTTATCGCAAGCCCGCTGCTGACGGAGATCGCGCCGGTAGTAGGTATGCCGGTGACGCTGGGGTTTAACTCTGTCGATTACGATCTGTTTATCGCGTCATATACCCCCGGTCAGGCTGCAGTGCCCGGCACCGGGGGGAGCGCGGCAAAATTCCAGGCCAGTGCGGCCCCGACCACCTACGATTTTTCGACCAGCTCCAGCACGTTCACGATCACCTGGCAGGGGGTTACCTACCCGGTGTCGCTGGTGGCTAACTACGTCTCGATGTCGGGACTGCTGGCGGCCATCACCGAGGGACTCACCGGCTCCGGCCTGGTTGCGCAGGACAACGGCGGCACCGTACTGATAACCGAGTCGGCCAGTCCGTTCGCGGGTGGGGCGATCACGTCCTCTTCACTGCCAGCAGCTGTTTTCGGTGATGCCCCGGTTTACACCTCCGGCACGGCATCAACCGGCGGCAGCCCGGCGGTAACGGCGAATGTGACACTCGCCTATAACTCTGCCACGGGAACGGCCTTTTCCGGCATGCCGGAGGGGGTGCAACGGCTTTCACTTGCTCACCGCGGGAATGAGTACCGCATTGTCTCTGCCGACGGCACGACGGCGACGGTGGCGCGCCTGGTTTCCGGTGCCGTTGATGAGTCATGGCCGGGATTCTCCGCCCGGACGATGATCGACTATGAGGCCACTGGTCTTAACGACACGTTGAGCTGGCTGGGGCCGTTCCTGGTTTGCCCTGAAAATGAGACCGTCGATATGTTCGAGGTGAATTTCTCCTTCCCGAACGGCATCTGTGGCTTTGACAGCAAGGGGAAAAAGCGGCTTCGGCATGTTGAGTGGGAGATTCAGTATCGCGTCTACGGTTCCGGATCGGGGTGGGTGAGTCACCAGGGAGAGTATGCGCTTAAAAACGTCAACGGGCTGGGATTCACTGAGCGGATCACCCTCAGCTCACCAGGGCTGGTAGAGGTTCGCTGTCGCCGGCGCAATGAGCAGGGCTCAAACAACGCCAGGGATTCGATGTACTGGCAGGCACTGCGCGGGCGACTACTGACGCGCCCTTCATCCTATCCCGGCGTGTCGCTGATGGCGGTGACCGTTGAGATGGGGGGCAAATTGGCGGCTCAGTCGGACCGCCGCGTAAACGTTGTGGCCACGCGGGCCTATGACTCAGGAACGGCCAGAACCATTTCTGGGGCGCTGCTGCATGTCGGGAACTCGCTGGGACTGGAGATGGATGTCGACACCATCAACGTGCTGGAGTCTGCATACTGGACGCCACGCGGCGAGTATTTCGACTTTGCTACCGGCGACAGTATCTCAGCGCTGGAAATGCTGCAGAAGATAGCCAATGCCGGGAAGTCACGTTTTCTGCTGAGTGATGGCCTGGCGACGGTCAACCGTGAGGGGATTAAGCCCTGGACTGGCGTTATCACTCCGCATGAGATGGTGGAGGAGCTGCAGAGCGGATTTACCGTACCGTCCGACGATGATTTTGATGGCGTCGACGTGACATACATCAACGGGACTACCTGGGCGGAGGAGACCGTTAAATGCAGGACGCCGGACAATCCCACGCCGGTGAAAATCGAGAACTACAAACTCGATGGGGTACTGAATCAGGATCACGCCTACCAGATCGGCATGCGTCGCCTGATGAAATACCTGCAGCAGCGGGTGACGTTCCAGACCACTACCGAGCTGGACGCGCTGTGCTACAACACGGGCGATCGCATTGTGCTCACGGATGATATTCCGGGTAACAACACGATTTCCTGTCTGGTGGAGGCGATGACAACGGCTGGTGGCGTGACAACGTTCACCGTTACGGAGCCGCTTGACTGGTCTTTCGAAAATTCCCGAGCGCTGATCCGCTATCAGGATGGCTCTGCATCCGGGCTGATGGTGGCGAGCAGGGCGGGTGATTTTCAGCTGTCAGTCCCGCACCTGAGCGAGTTTGATGACCCGATGAAGGTTGACCTGTCGTCGGCAACCATCGAGCCGATCCGCCTGGTGTTCTGCGGCTCAACGCGCCACGTCTACGACGCCATTGTAGAGGAGATCGCCCCGCAGTCAGACGGAACCTGTCAGGTCACCGCTAAAGAATACCTCGAATCGTTCTACCAGTACGACGACGCCACATACCCCGGCGACGTCGCTTAATACCAAAAAAATCCCTTTCAACTTTACTTTCGCTCAAACCCTCGTTTGCGCGAACGCCTTTTTTGGAGCAAAAAACATGGCCGAACTTAACCCGCCACTGGGCACGACGACGCCGGAAATATTCATGGACAACGTTAAGCGCGCTGACGAGCTGGTTAACGGTCCGGCCGGAACGGTTGACGACCGCGGCGGTGAACCACTCGATACCTGGCGCCAGATGATGGCGAAAAACGATGAGGTCAGGCAGAACCTGATCCCGCTGAGTCGCCAGTACATGACACTGGCGGCGGCCCAGGCGGACATCGCGAATATCCCGGTGGGGTCGACGACGTATTACCGCAGCCAGGACGATAGCGCACTGGCTGTTGAGGTCATGAACGTTAGCGGGACATTGCAGCCTACCGGCCGGAAAATGCTGTCACAACAGGCCTGGCTGCACCTGATGGCTGATTACTCCAGCTCTCTTAAAACCCCTGTTCCGGTGACATTTTCAGGCGAGCTACTGAACGGGGCTACTGGATGGAATGGGTTTAATATTTGTCCGTCCCAGTATTATGGCGGGTGGTCGATTCCTGCCGAGGCGACGGGATATAACTCCTATGTTTCACCTAAAATCACGCTGACACCTTCACTCGCCAGCGGACTGGCGGGCAAGCGCGTGTTGTTCATTTTTGGCGTCACCCATTCTGCTGCGCTCAGAAGCGCAATTGAGAACCCGTCAAAGTTAGCTCCTTATGCCTGGATCAATGGGGTTGCTGTTACTGATCCTGCTTTACAGGCTATTGCTATCTCAGATACCGAATCGGTGGTGCTGTTCGAAACGGATATCACTTCCGGCACGACGGATATTGCTATTGCTCTGCAATATAAAGTCAGTGCGCCCGCCGCTGCACAGCTGACATTTTTTACACATTCCGCGTTTTACCGGGTGCTGGATGCCAGGAGCTTTATTTCTGCGCTGGATGCATGGTCCCGAAGCAAAGCCGTTCCACCGGTGGATAGTGGGTCAGTGGTGATCATGCCCGCCTTCATCGAACTGTTTAACGGTGCTACAAGAGACGCAGCCACAGGAAAAATTACGCTTCCAGCCGGAGCCACGGGTTACAACACGTACTATGGCCGGTTCGATGCCGTCCATAACAACCGTAATCGCGCCGGTGAAACTATCCGCCTGGTAGCGATTTTTAACAGCTCCACGAAATTCATTCAGACCCTAAGTTCATACACCATCGGCGTGGCGAAAAAACTGGATGGTATTCAGTCAACTGGTGCGCAGGTGGCAGGATCAGAGCGACTGCGTGTCATTGATGATAATACGTTCATGATCAGTGCTGATTACGTCATTTCAGGCGCTGCATCGGAGCAGGTTTCTGTCTATTTTCAGCTGAAAGACAGCACCTATACGGCAACCGCCCGTGACTTCACACCGCTGTCGGCAACCTACGTTTTCGTTTCTGACGGTGATTTTCGTGGAGACTCCGCCCGTATTATTAATCAGCGGAAGATAACGTCAGGAAATATGGTTAATTCGCTGCTGAGTGTCGGCGGTGAGGTTTTTAGTGGGGGCGTGCTGAATAAGGGGACCAGAACGCTGTCTATTCCTGCAGGCAGTTCCGGGAATAATTCATATATCCAGCCATTTATTGATTACAGCAGCCTGGTGAAATTTCCCGGAGCGCGGCTAAAACTGTCAATAATGTTTGCAACGTCAGATGATGTGATTGTCCAGAGCCCTGTTTCGGTGAATCTGCGCGTAAACAGCCCGGCAGGTCAGAATAATACCGCTGCGGAAATGACACGCGTCAAGGCTCTGACGTCTAAAATGCTGCTGGCTGAACTGGTATATACCCTGACAGGCACAGAAACGACCCTCGCGCCATACCTCCAGATAAAATCCTCTACCCTGCGTACAACTGACGCAGTTTTCCAGCTGGCAGACATTCGGGCTGAGTTCATGGATATCACCGCCCTGGGGGATACGCTGAATGATCAGATGCTGTCATTTCGCCTGTCTGCTCTGAAAGCGGCTATTGATAAAGAGATATCAGATGCCACTGGCGGAGTAACGTATTACAAGACGGTGACGATTAAACAGGACGGAAGCGGCGACTATACATCGCTGGCGGCAGCTATAGCCGCAAATGGTGGAGGGTTCACCGCGTTAACGCAGATCCTGTATCAGCTGTATAGTGGCATTTACCCGGAGCGGAATATTAATTTCCCGGCCTACATCACTGTGGACGGTATAGGAAATCCGTGGATAAAAGGGGAATTGCCAGCCGACGTTGATCCGGCCCAGATACCGCTAAACCAGACTATCTGGATGAATAACACAGCGACAATCCGCAACGTGAAAATCACATGTAAAAACATGAGATACCCCATTCACTCAGATGCGCAGGCCTACCCTGACCTGTCTATAAAAAACGCTGTCCTGAATGTAGAGGGATGCCATATCGAGCATTATGGTAATGCCGAGGCTCAGGCGTACCAGGACTCTGTTTCCAGCGGGGTAACAGTATGGTCATCGTGCCATGCCTGGGGCGGAGGATTACATTCTGGTGAGAAAATCAACAACCTCAACACTGATTACATTAGCCCGACAACCGCGTTTTATTCACACAGTAATCAAGATTTTGATGCGCCATGCCGGATTACCATCAGGGGCGGTAGTCTGCGGAATCGTGACCCTAACGGGATATCGGCGCTGGCTGTGCAGAATCTGGGTTCGGGCCAGGTCAGTTTTCTGAACATGGAGGGGGTCACTATCCAGGGGGCGATTAGCGTAGACAGCAACACATGGCGTGCGGAGAAACTGGACAACCAGTTAGCAGACCGAAATTCGGAAATGAGGATTTACCTGCATGGCTGCTCCCCGGTCGCTGTTCGCTCAACTAACGACGCCCGCGCACTACAACTGATCAGCATCGACAGTGCCTCCAGTGCAGTTGTCGTTAGCGGGTCCGCTGTTCCTGCACTGTTCGGGCAAAACCCGGTGGCCATAAAAGGTGGGATTGGTTATCCGGCTCGTGTGCTCAGTTCGCACTCAGTGAAAGGTGAGGTCGCTGGCGGCCTCATCGGTCAGCGGCTCGGTGACTGTACTGCGGTTAACAAGACATTGACGATTGTATTTGACGGTGGGTCTCCGGTTACGCTGACGTTAGCGGCCAACTACACCTCAATGTCGAATGACTCGGTTGTTACTGCACTAAACTCACTGCTAAATGACAGCGCAGGTCGCGCATTCAGCGTCATCACGCCATACAACTACTCGGCACCGGTATATCAGAGTGACAGGGAATTGATCCTGACGAATACCGGCAATGTCGTCATTCTGAAAGGTACTGCAGTAGCCTTCAATGGTTCAAAGTTGAACGGTCGCCGGGCAACGAATAGCGATACCCGTTCAGCCATTGCAGGTATCGCGCTGGAGAACATTGCACCAGGTGTGCAGGGGAGGATTCAGGGATCAGGATATATCAATACAACCTACATCGCTTTTAGCGGAGCGCCACCAACAGCCTTCCTGGCCTCATGCTCGGTAAACGCAGACGCGACGCTTTCTGCGGGTGGTACAACACCGCTTTTGCAGAGAGTAGCGACAGACACATACGAGATCATTTAAAAAAATCCCCCGGAGGCACGCCGGGGGAAAATAACTGAATGACATTATTGCTGTGTGCGTCTTTGCGCGTTGACATATTCCTGGATAATTCAAAATATTTCCAGATATTTCTTATTACAGCATTTTAGAAACACTACTACGTGATAAGCACTGTTAACTAGCCCACCAGTTTCTGTAGGGCAGTAAGCCGATCGCTTATCAGTGAGGAAATACGCGCAGGCCCCGCGTCTGCATTGAGATGAATGCGAGAGGGATTGGTATCACCTTCCGTCATCAGGAAGTTGCTGCTGTTAAACTTCGTCCATCCGCAATCGGCGTTCAGGTCAATTAATGGGAAACCGTATCGCAATGCCACGGCGCGTATCGCCGCCGCATAGTCAGAAACCCGCCCATACTGATTCGTCTCCCCATCAACCCACGCCCCCGTCCTTCCTGAATCATAGTCGCCGTTGAA